TTAGAGATATGTACATCATACTGTGTCTTAATAATATCATCCATACCTCTATTAGTATTCATATTACAAAGATTATTAATATAATCATACAAATATTGATACTCATACAACAGTTTAACTTTATCAGATTCATCCTGATTATCGAACTCACGTAAATACACGAAACTAGGTACTAAATTTTTATCTTCATTGGCACGATAGTATCTAGCTATATTACCATAATCACTAACAACAGTATGACATACCTTATCATACAATTCCTTTACAGTTGTTTCTAAGTGTACAACACAATCAGAAATAGCATTATTATGTTTAAGTAGAAGATTAGTATTCACACCCAACTTTTTCAAATATTCAGGTGTGATATCTTTATCTTCTGCATTATAGAAACGTAATCTATTATTAACAACTTGAATACCACCATCTAAACCCACCATATTAATAGCAGATTGTAATTGAAAGATAGTACGTACATATCCAACATACTCTTCAGATGTAATAACATCAGCGTTAAAATATTGTGTTACCACTATTAACCTCCTATAAATGCATTCCACTTATCTTGATAACTATCTTCAAACATATTACATGTAGTATTCTTCTTAGCCATACGTACTTTATATGTCATCTCTAAATTCCTATCCCCTAACAATTCATACATCTCTCTATTTAAGTGATTAGGATATAAGAAATACATTGTACCTACATCATTAAGAGAAATACTATGTAAATAATAAGGTTTATCGCCCATGTAGACAATATCACCTGCACAAGGTAAATTAAGTATACCTCTAATGGAATATACACCCCTACGCAATGGTCTATATAAATCTAACAAATCAAACGTAGAAGTGATATTTAAGTATGTCTTACGTTTAATTGCATGATTGTCTAAATCTGCTTGTGTATACCCCTGTACTACAGCAATAATATTATCACCAACTTCAAGAGTATTATAACCCTTAATATGTAATCTAAGTAATGTTTCATATAAATAAGAGAAGTTCTTATCTAAATCTTCTTTAGCTAGCATTGTAGTGTTTTTATTATTAACCATAGTATCACCTAAAATATCCTCGACTTCTGACTTCTTATTTAATACAGTATTAACCAACTTCAAGGCAACACCCTTGTCATAATCACTCTCAGCATACATACGTACACACTCAATATCTTCCAACCCAATAGGTACAATATAGCTATTAGCTTGTAGATAATCCATTAAAAAACTAATAGTATAATAATCATCCCTATAAAATGTATGTACTCTTCGAAGAACACGTTTAAATACCTTACCCATAAATGTATCAAATGCTACCACATATCTCTTAGGTATATTCTTCATAATGTCGCTAACCAAATCAAGTTTAAGAAAATAACCATCTATTCTAACTCTGTAATACACCTTGCTACAATTTACATATCTTACAATATCCTTAACCCCAAGGCTTTCAAAATAGGTTAACATACTCATGACCATGCGATATGTTTGTGAATCAAACTTTTTATACGTTTTATTCTTTTTCATATTAATTCTCCTTTACTAGCAATTTTTCTAATTCTTTCTCTAACACATAAAACTCATCTGAATAATATGTTACGTTATCTACTTGATACGTATACTTCATTTTATTCTTTTCATATAGCTTTAACAAGATATCTAGCATATACTTATTAAAGTTTACCTCTCTTTTTACTTTGTAATATTCTTTTGATTCTTTAGTGTACAATGGAACATCTAATGCCCCATCACATACCTCTTCCATTAAGTTTGAATAAATTTCAGTATATGTACAACTCTCACACTCATCATTACCCCATACACTTTGTAAATATGAAATACATTCTTTATTCACTTCGTACATCAATTTGTAACTCGGAATCATTTTATCATCTCCTCACAAGAAATACTATTACACATATAGTATACTAAATATAATAAAAAAGAGATAATACAAACTTTTTTAGTTGTTTGTATTATCCCCATAAAAAACTTTTATACCCATATTCTATTTTAAGTTAACATATATTAGTACCATGTTTAATATTATAAACAGATAAACCATTACATATAGTAACAATTTAACAATATATGTTAAAACATCTTTTATACCTACACCACGTCTTAATAATGTAACAGTATCCCAAAGATATATCCCTACTAACACATCTAATAACATTAAAAATATAAGAACTAGCATAGCTATAATTGGCGGCTGAATACTAATACTATACATTTTTACTCATACCACAGTCATAAGGAATAGCTACATTCAATTTCTTATCATATACATCTACATATGCTTCTTTCTTATCGCCATTATATGTTACCTCAATTAATTCTTTAATTTCAGTACCACTTACAATAACTTTCCAATTCTGTAATGTTTTACAAAACCAAACAATAAACATCTTATCTGTAGTGATTTTGTCAGCACTATACCCTCAATTACTGAATAAAACTCCTCTTGCTGAGTTAATTGCTTTTTCTTGTAAATCTTTCATCATTGTCTACTCCCATTCATAAGTTAAAACTGGTTGTCTCGTAACCTCTCTAAAATTATGACATGTCTGCTCACCAAAATAATCTTCCCAATAGGAATACTCATAATACTTACCATCTACACATTGATATATGTATCTCTTATGAGTATTAGTGGAATCACCCACAGCATCTTCAAATATAGTGTCTACACGCTTAATAAATAAACCATCTGGCTTATCCCACCATAAATCATGTACTCTATCACAACTCTCATCGTTTAATAGCTTTTGTATGTATTCCCTATTCTTTAGATTTTGTAACATAGTACCTACCTACTTAACACCAAATAATAAGTTTTTAAGATATTCTAAATTATTAGTAATCCAATAACTAATACTAAATACCTCTTCTGTATCTCCACCATCCGTATTTTCTTGTGTAGCTCCAGTATTAACATTAGAACTACTATCACTATTATTACTATTATTACTATTATTACCAAATAACGTATGATAGAACCACGTTCCAGCAAAAGCACCAGTGAAACTATCAAAGAATCCACCACTCTTATTAGTAGAACTCTTTGGTGTATTAGACTTAGTTACTGGTTTTGTAACAGGTGTAGACCTAACAACAGGTGGTCTACTAATAACAACAGGTCTAGCAGTACTAATAGCACCTACGTATGTAGTACCCAACAAAGTCAACACTGAAAACACAACTACACCACGTTTAAATAATATATTCATTACACTTTAACTCCTCTGTTTGTTTCTTTAGTTCATTAGTAGCTATAACACGCATATTTCTTTCTACATTATAATGTGCTTTAAACCCATTTAGGTATACCTCAGAATAATCCTTAAAGCTTTTATCATCTGAATCCTCAACTGATTTTTCAACAGACTTTAAAAACTTTTCATAGTTACCCTCATTCGCTCGCTCATATGCATCTAGAAACCTTAGTACCCCTTTATTAATGCATTGTTGATATAAACCAGTGGAACTATGAATTAAACGATTTAGTAAAAATACTTCCACTTTCAACTGTAGTACAAAATACGTGTATTTAAATATATCTAACCAACTGCTATCTTTATCTTTCATATATCTCTATACCTATCTGCTACAGTATCTCTAAATGTTTGATACTTACTATCTTCTAAATAGAATGGGTCAGATGTACCCAATACTTCAGATGCAATATAACACAGTAATTGCCCTAAACGTAACTCAGGATAACAACCCCATATATACTCTAAATCTTTTAGCACTTCTTTATGTGTACTAATCACTTCATTATTATCTGTATATGAACGTGTCCTATGCTCTACATCCCTATGAATACACACTATATTATAAACCCCTTCTACACAAAAACAATCAACTATAACTTATGACATACCTCATAACAGTTAACAATCTCTTTACCATACCTACGATACCGATATGCAACTATATAAAACACAAAATCTAGCACACTACCATAACTCCTAAGATAGTCTTCCTCATACATAGCACTTTCATACAAATTTCTTTTATGTACAACCATAACTGAGTAACCATCATAATTAGTATCTTTTTCAGTTATACCAAATACGACATACTTTTCACCTACACTTACATATGTCGTATTATCTGCACTCCAATATACATCAAAATTAGATGCATTGAATAACTCACCATTATGATACATATTCTCAAACCGTAAATATGTTTTAAGCTTCATATTAGGTAGGATTAATTGATATAACCCATAGCATAAACAAATTACACATATAACAAATGCTAACTGTATTAATAATATCTCAAATGAAACATCATACATATATACCTCTATAAATTAATAATATGCAACCTCTGTATCTTTATCACTATACACCACATCAGTATAATGTTTGATAAGTTTAAAATTCTTAATAGTATCACCTCTAAGATACTCATAATCCACTAAATTCTCTACAAAGAACTTATTAATACGATATGCATTTCTATTGTTAAAATCTTTTGTATATACTACTAAGAAATCACTTCCACTATAATGATACAGAATAGTATCTTCTTTATCATCAATAGAATTACTGAGATACTCATTCATAAAGTCATTAGCAACAGTTCTATCTTTAAAGTTTATCGTTACACAATCAATAACATCACTTATACACTGTACAACCTCTTTGATAATATTATTACAATCTAAATCACCACTAACCTTTAAATCATATGTATCAACAAGTCGTACATTCCCTACATAGTATTCAATCACGAAATAATCGCATAACCTATATCGTACTTCATGTAATTTAATATCACCATAATTAGTTGTAGGTAATGTTACACCTTTAAAGTAATATTTGAATACTAAATCCTCAGGATTGTAACTTGTATGTGATGCCAATAATTCTAACTGTAATCTAAACTTAGTAAATCGTTTGTTTTCTATTGTTGCCATAATATAACCCCCTTTTATTTGATTATCCACTTCATACAACCTATACGCATATAATACATTGCTCTATCGATTGATAACTTAGAAACACCTTTGCGTTTCTTAGCACGTTTCTTATAACAATCAAATTCGTAGAACGCACCATCTTCTGTGTCAGTATCTACACCATTAATCAATATTAGACCAGCGTCACCTAATTTAGAATCAATTAATTCTTGATTATCATAATACATCTCACTAGGCATACAATAATACAAATACATAACTTCTTTACTATCATGATATCGTTTCTTTTTGAAATCATTTAAGAAATCTCGTACAGATAACTTAATCTCAACCTCAGTTAGATGTAATGTCTTTAAATTAAAATACAGAAAGTCGGCTTCATATTCACCCTTTCTGTATTCATACATAGATACATTAGGAACACATATATACTTCTTAAATAAATGTCTACCTAATATTTGCTGAAAATTAAATTCACATAGAAATCTACTCATCGTCTAACACCAATGTCACAATACCATCTTTATTAACTACCTTAGCAATTTGATATGGTGTACCTACAGCATTGACAACTTCTACTGTATCATCAACATAACACGATGTCTCTAATAATTCATTTATTAAGTCTTTTACAGAACATACTACCATATATTTAATCCCCTTTTATTCCATTGATGAGATAATCTAAATTATTTTGTAAATTAGTATTCAAAATAATTCCAGTTTATATTTCCATCAGATAAACTACCTACATGACCATTATCTCTATATCTACCCTTTTTAAACCATTTAATACGTTTTAATTTCTTTTTCTTTTTACCCATTTGTGTATAATTCCCTATATAACTGAATAAATAATGCATACTATGGAATATACAAAAGTTTTATACCTGTATCAGTATTCACTACCATACATTTAATCCCATTTTAAATGACTATCGTCTACTCTCAACAAAGTAGTAAACAGCAAAGAATAATATAAACACTATAGATTTAATGATAACCTTTTTATCCATATAACTACTTCCTATAAATAATATGTGTTACTGTATACTCTCGTACATAAGCCACTTACATATTTTCTTTAGTATTTTATGTATCATTTCTTCCTATACGTCACGGTGACACCTTTGTTAGCATTGCTAATAAAATACATTGTCTTAGAAACAAAATATAATGCAGTATTATCATCATGTCTAATAGAATCTACCTTATACCCTTTACTATCCATATATTCAAAAGTCTTAGGTAAATAATCAGCAGTACCAAGTTCATTAGCAGTATATCTATGACTAAACACATCTGAATCTTTATTCTGTTCAATCAAACTATCACTTTGACTAGTAATATAATAGTTTAACTTTTCTACCCTACTAGCAGTTATTGGTGGTTGATTTTTGACTGACGTATCACCACACCCAACAAAACAATCACCACAACCACCTATAAAAAGAGAAGTCAATAGAATAAATCCCAATAAAACATAACGCATATATCTCAATCCTCTCACAGTAAATCTCTATGTCCACATAGAGAACCAATACTCTCTCAACTCAGATAAAGCTTCTAATACTAATTCCCTATCTTCCTCATTTAAGTTATCTTCACTAGTAGATTTATCAAAAAAATATTCTAATGATGTAACAGCATGCACTAAGGTGTTGTATCTCAACCTAGTATTCTCATCATAATCAAATGCCTCAGGACTACCCTCTAAGTACTTTCTAACAAAGAAAGCTATAACACCACATAATGTAATATCTAAATTCCATATAGCAGAACCCCGATACTTAGTATACAATACTTCTAACTCATTGTATAAGTTTTCATGTAAACGCTCATAGCACACTTCATGCTCTTCTACAAAAATAGAATCTGTTTTATATGCTAATATATCTTTCCTAAGACCTACACACTCTTTCTCTACTTCTTTAAGCCTTAGATATTCATCCATATCAATCGACACCTTAACAATGTTTTCTGGAAGATACCTAATCTCATCTTTAGTATTTTTACTACAACTCTTACTATTACCCATAACCTTTATATTATATCTACTATAGATATCCTATCTATTTAAACTACCCCTATCAGCAAAAACAACTCTCCCATCTACTGTATTCCTCACACTCTCAAATTTAACTGTAGTACTGTTACAATTACCACACCCATTAGCACATACACTAGTCGTACTCATATCAGTATGTGTAGTATCTGTATACCTCATATACTGATAATACTCTACATCAGCCATATCTCGTACAGTATCTTTTGTACGTCCACCACCATACACACAATACTTAGTAGATAAATTAGGCTCAATCGATTTAAAATACCTCTTAAACCATATCACTCCATTATTAGATACCTCTACTACAGCACCATCTGTTAATTTTTTACTAGTTACATCATCTTCAATAGCTTGTGTAGTTAACTCTATAGCCATACCCTCAGACAACTCAAATACACTAGAAATCAACGAATGTAAATAGAAAGACATGTCTTTAGGTACATTCCCTTTGTCAGTATACTCTACTACCTCACGTATATTAGCACCTAAAATAACAGGTTGTACACCACCATCACTAGAAATGCTATGAGTATTCGCCCCATCCAATTCTCTGTCATTGTCATGAATGTTAGTCCCATCCCCATTAGAATGATTGTTACTACCATGTCCATTGTCATTTGTATTACCTCTCTCTAAATCTTCGCCATTATGATTATCCACAGGAAGAATATCACTATGAACTTCATTAGTGATGTCTCCTCTTTCAACTTCATTAGTCCCATTATGAATACCAGAACTAACAGTACCATCTCCATGAATACCACCCTCACCTGTATTATTCACTTCACCATTAGTACTATGAGTAGTATTACTAACTGTATCTTCTACAGTCTCTGTTCTAACTACCTTAGTACCATACCATCTTTTAGTACTTACATCATACACAGGTCTACCATGAAATAATTGTAACCCCTTAACTGTATCATATGTTAAATACTTAATACCCCAATGATAGAAAGTCCATAACAACCACTGAACACCCTCAACAGTTGTTATACTCTTAAAGCTATCCTTTCTAACACTATCTTGTAACACATACTGTGTCTTGATATCTAAACTATAAAATCTTTCCATCTATTTAACTTCTTCTGTAGCTGTATCACTAGCTACCTCAAATAATGTATCTACATCAACTTTAAGTGCTTCTGCTACTTTCCTACAAGTACTAATACGAACATAATTTACATTCTCATTAATTAAGCTATACAAAGCTGGGCGACTTACACCACTCAGCCTAGACAACTCACTGATAGAAATCATACGTTTCTGTATTACCTTTTGTAAAGCACCACTCCGCAACTTGAATTGAATCAAACCCATAAATAAATCACCTTATCTCACATAATTATCTTTTGTATAGTATCACCTATACTAAATAAGTGTTACATTAACCTCAATATCACTCTCACGTTGTAACACTTCTTCATAATGACAAATACCTTGAATAATAGTATCTAATGTAGAAGTATTATAACCTTCTGTATAATTCCTAATATACAAGTTACATACTCTATCATTATAGTATAGAGTAGCATCCATCGTCATAGTTCCATCCGTTATTGTACACTTAGCACTCTCTAAAGAGTAATCAACAGACATAACATAATTACTACCACTTGTATCAGCACTTACACCATCAATTAGATTATCTTTATAGTAATAGTCTAATACATTAACTAACATCTTAATTGTATTCTCTAACATACCACACTCACCTACCTATATTAATTAATATCACCTATACTATTTAAAGCTTTTCTTTAATGCTTCACGAATAGCCTCACCTAAACTAGTTGCATTAATATCAAAGTCTTTTTTAACCCCATTGTGTAATATATAGCCTTTATACTTTCCACTATCAATGCTATCTTTATCGATAGACAATGCCATACCACCTACACCATCTTTAAGCTTTTTATTTAACAATGTAGCTGTATCACCTAAGCCTTTAACTTTATTAGATAAGATGTTGACATTATCATTTAACACTTCAGAAATATCTTTCTTAGTTACTACCTTAGTATCTTTAGTATTAATCTCTCTACACTTATTAAGGATTTCCTCTTTATGATTCTCAGCCTCAAATCGTGCATTGAATACATTACCCATACTCAATAAAGCATAATCATAAATGTTATCTCCCCATGTAGCTGACTTAACATTGTATGCATCAGATACAAAATAATAAGTATCACCACAATTATACTTAGTGTTAGCTAACTCTACATGATAAGCACCACTTAGAATACTAAATACATCCCCTAATACTAATACCTCACCACTATCTTCATACTTAAAAGAACCATCCTCATCAACTACCACTAAACGTCTAAGTTCCTTAACCTTAAATGGTACACCAGTCTCTAATTTATTAGTCTTTAAAAACTCTTTAATGTAATAATCCATATGTATATACCCCTCTATAAAACTACTCTATACTGTATCACTTTGTATTGTTTAGTAATACTATGTAAAGTAATATTTGAAAACTAAATTAATAATATTCGATATAGTGAATGTATCAGTTGATGTATTCTAATAGTGTTAGCTTTCTATATAATAAAAAGACATAAATAAGTACGATGTAAAACATTACACAACCTTACACTAGGATATGAGCCATCACCATCAAAATAAGTTATATAAAACAAAGTTTGTAAAAAGTATAATGTACCGCTCTTATGCCTAATATAACAAACCCATTCCCACTATAAAGCTGTATACTATAATACACTCATACAGTGTTTTAGATACACTCACTATATCTTACTTAAATAATACCATATATGTATTGAATTGTAAAGTTTAATATTATTATGTAATATTATTTAAGATATACCACACAGATAAACCATAAATAATATAAATAAAATCAAACTAATAGCAAAAAAATTACCTACAAAAGAATTAGATACATCCTCTCTAACTTTATTATAGTTCTTAATACAATTATTAACATTATGTACTAATGTATTATAATATGCTCTATTCTCTTTAAAGTCATCTAGATAGAAAGTCTTAACGCTAATATCATCCCTACTAAGGTCGCCATACACATTAACATATAACATAGTCCCATAATCACCTGTACATAACTGTACACAAGATATATCTCTCACATGATATACCCCTCTCAAAGAACGTGGTTCTGGTGAAACAAAACTACCACCTATATAACTAATGTAATAATAAAAATAATCATCTTCAAAACCAAAGTCATATCTATCAATATTCATAAAAACACACCTACTTAACCAATATAAGAACTAAATTAAGCATAATAGACATAACTAATAACATATAAATAGCGAATGAACGGAAAGACCGCTCATATGCACAAACATCTTTAGAAGAATTAATTTTCTTAGCAATCTTAAACTCTTTAATAAAATCTAGTAACAAAGGAATATTACACATATTAACAACAATATCAAAATACTCCCTACTACCATCAGCCATTTCAACATACATAGCTTCATCTCTTAGATATATGTCTTTGACATCCTCTACATTGAAAACTTTATTACCAAAAATAATAAAATAACCATACTCACTATCAACATAAAAATCATCACGTTTATACATAATACATCTTCCTAATACCCATACAAATAAATTACATACAAATCAATTAAACAAAAAATAAGAAACATCAATACAAACACCAATGTAAATAAAATACTTTTAATACCCATCCCTACCACCATAATAATACATATACTTAGATATCTCATCATCACTCATACCATAGTACAACTGTAACAAGTACATATGAATACACGAATTTATGTAATCCACTGAATAGCTTATATCTTTATCACTACTGTACAAATTATATGAATCTCTGCAAAACATATCAGTTAAAACACTCATACATGTATACCACAACTAACACCAATAACCATACCAACAAAACAAGAAACAACAGCAACCATCAACATAATAAAGAAGAATATTCCCCACTCAACAACTAAATACTCTTTAGATTTAGCATCCTTAATAAGCTTATTAGTACTATCAACAAACCTAATTAATTCTGAGATATCACCATCAAAATCAACCAAATTAAACCACTCACCAACCCAAGACTCTTTATCTAATTTTAAGTAATCATCATCTAAACGAATACCACGTAAAGACGCTAATCCATAACAAAAAGTATCGTTAATAACAATGTAATCATCTAACACCTTATAACTTATCAATTTCATAATAATCTACCTCCAATAATTTCAATAGAATATCTACAACTAAATAATAACATATATGTAAAGAAGTGTAAAGTAAAATAAAAAAGAGGTAGCGTTATCACTACCTCTTTAAATATACCTATTCTTTAATTGGAACAGAAACTGTTGTATCGTATTCAATATCATAACCCCACACTCTATCAATCAGATTATGCTTGAATACCCAACCCCTAATAGCTTCGTTAACAATTAATCCCAAGTCTCTTTCTTCTTCATCTGTTGTATAATCATCAATACAACAACACTCTCTACTATCGTCTAAGTCAACCTGCATATGATTTAAGATGTCTTCATCCCACACATAAGGAATATATTCTTTACACTTAGAAACATAAAAAGTTGTCATTGTATCATCTACTAGATGATTGAAACTTTGATATAAGAAAATTTCACAATCATTAATGTCCTTATATTTTTCAAAAATTGCTCTTCCCCATGAAACAGCATCTTCAAATGTATCAAAGAACATAGGTGAGAATACATCATGCTTTTCTAAATGTACAACATACTTAGTTACGATATCATCAGCATAATATGTTTTATAAAAAATATCTTTTCTACAAGAGTAGAACTCACCTTTAACACCTTTAATGATATAATCACCATCTCTAACAACCATAGCACCCTCTAAGGTACGTAAATAGAGTTTACCATCACAATCATAGAAACAATTATCGATACAAACCTCTGTCTTTAGTATTTCAGTAGATGCATCGTCATTATAGAAAAACTGAAAAGCTTCTACAGTTACAGGTTTTTTAATATACTTTCTCATGCTATTTACTACCTTTAGTAACTAAATGAGCTGTAATAAAGCGAATAGCATCATCTAGTGTAAACACTTTAACCCCACCATCTTTTAATTTAACCACAGTATATACACCACTTAATCTATCAGAATTGTTTTCATTAAAATGTCTAACAAGAACATAATGCTTAACATCAGTAATACCCTTAATTAAAGATTCATCAACATCAGCAACATAAACAGTTAAATCAACATCTGACTGAGATAAATGAGATTTAACCTCTGTAGGTAAATCCTTAGCATCAATCTTTTTCCAATCTAAATCAACATCTCTAAACTTAGACACACCTTTAGTAGTTGCATCCTTAGTAAAACCATAACTAGCATAATATAAGCTGTCATCTAAGTTTAAATTCTTACCTAAAACATTAGTATACTGTTGAGATAAAATCTTTTCAGGAGGTGGATTGTCAGCAAGTATGAACCGATAACCACCAATAACAACAAACAAAAATGCGATAGAAAGAACAATATAAACCCACTCTCTAACAGAACCATCATCATTGTAAAATGAACACTTAAACATAATAAAATCTCCTTTTAATCTACCCTTAAAAATATACCATTACTCCTTAATAAAATTCTTTATAGTTGTTGTATTAACCTTAGGCTCTTTAGTGATGGCACCCAATGCATAAACAGAATCCCTTTCAAAATACTCAAAACCATACCCAGCGTTAATATAACCTTCAAACTCAACAACCTCACCTTTAGTATCAAGCATAGCTTCAATGTAACGATAAGAATTATTGTTGTTAATGAAACCACCACTAGGACGTGGCATGCCAGCATATAAACCCTCATCACATATTACAACTTTTAGGTTATCACCTACAACACGACAACATAATGAAGAAGTTGGTAAAGCAAAATAATTAACCATAGAAACTACTCTTACATCACAAAATTTATCCATAATAAAATCTCCTTTTAAATCTACCTTTTAATAAAATTAACTAACTTACGTAAACCTTTGAAAAATACACCATCACCAATATGACCTACCAAAAAATGACTTAAATCATCTGGCTTAAAAATATCCTCAAATGTAATATACCACTTAAACCATTGAACATACACTACATGAATACTATAACCAACATCACAAACATTTGAACTAGTATCATCAGACAATTCATTATTATATGAAACCCTAATGTAATAATCTAATGAAAAGAGAAAATCCTCACTACCAACACAAACAGGGGTAATAGTATATGGAAATTTACCTTTGTGATGATTATCTAAAACTTTATGAACTATATCATCTAACCCATCAACAGTAATAGAATTAAAATCATCTACTATAACAAAAACCCTAATATAATACTTTTCATTAAAAATATAAGAACTCTCAATCTTTATGTTTCTGTCTATCCCCATAATATACTATTGCTTTCTCCTTCATATCATCTGAAACAGTAAAAACATTATAGATACCATCAAACATAAAGTCTTTACCCATTAAAACTCCATTCTCAGAAATAAAAAACTTAGTTCGTGGATAATACCACCTCAATGCTTTTAATATAAAGTCATCACTGTAATCACACACTACCCATTGACACCATCCTCCATGAAACAAACACAAACAGTAAAACTATCATCAGAATAAAACTCAACACCCATATAGCTACAGTTATCACCCTTATCCAGCAATTTAATAGCTTTACGTATATTAACCCAACCTCTGTTAAAATGATACAAACGAAAATACAAATCAATCACCTCACAATCGAAACATATATTATTTGTTGACATCATATTAACACATGTGTAAAGTTTTGTAAAGAGGATTTTGAAAAATATACTATATTAAATCTTTTTTATCTTGATATTAATAGTATCATCTTCAAAAGATATGATATCTACCACATATTTACGACTCATCAAAATTAACATCAATGCTCTTAACTTACTCTTATTTCTAGTATTCATTTAAGCCTCCAAAAGTATGATAAGGGTATAGAGAAACCTATACCCTTATCATACACCATATTCTACTCAATAACCACTCTTTAACATAAAACAAAGATTATTTACAAAGCTTCAATACTTCTTTCTGTATCATCTTAGAAATCTCTATATTATTCCCTATTAGTAATATTCTACCTTTGTTTAATGCCCCATCTTTAAGAGATAAAAGCATCTTCTTACCCTCTTCTGTAGTAAAGTATTGATGATACTTTGTCTTAATAACAGCAAAAGGAATTTCTTTATCAGAAATATAAGAATACAACTTAGTACACGAATCTAAATCAAAACCAACAGTATCAGAAATACATGGCTCAACTAAAAAACGATAACTAGCAATCTCACCACTAGCATCTGCATATGTACAAGGAACTAATTGCTTTTCAACAACTTTATAATCAGTAGTTTTAGCTTTTCTTGTTCGTTTCTTAGAACCCTTGTATGCCCATAGCAACTCATCTTTAAGAACACGTAAATCATTAGCATCTGACAACAACATATCCTCTGACAATGGTATATCTTTACCAGCACCAACAGCACCCTTAACCATATTCAAGTTATTATTGAACATACGATATTTATATTCGTCAATGGTACGTTTAGTAACTAATAAAATAGCATACTGAACATCAAACTTAGAATCACGTCTACAAACCCTACCCACAGCTTGTATCATATTCTTAGTTGAGAAAGAAATGTCATAGAAAATAATTGTATTACACTTCTGTAAATTAACAGACTCAGTACCAGCTGATGTAATCAAAACCACATCCCTAGAACCAATATTCTCTTCAACAGCTTCTCTAACTTTAATATTAATAGAACCTGTTACTTTATGTATCTTACCAAGATTTAACTTTTTCTTATTCTTCTTTAGTATAGTCTCTAACCTAGAAATTGTTTCTTTGTATTCCGCATAGATGATAACACTATAACCATTGCTAAATGCACCCTCTAACGAATTAAGCAATAATTCCTCTTTAGGGGAATACTCAGTATCACAGTAATTAGATACCAAATCCTCCATTGTTTCATCAGTATATACCCTATCAACAAATCGCTGTAAATCGTGCATCCTACGTGAGAAATTCCTAGCATCATCTTCAAAGTTTAGAATACCGCTAGAAACTCTTTTGTATATCTCGTAATCTTTATCAGACAAATCACACTCTAAAGCAGTGAATTTAAGATTATACTCTTTACCCCTAACAATAATAATATCATTAAGCTTTTCCCTTAGAATATCTAAGTTTTTATACCCATAGACATCTTTAACTTTAATCTTAGTAGCCTTACCACCACGCTTGATATATTGGTCACGTAAATTCCACAAAGTAAAATTATTATCAAAAGCATCTTTCTTGCCAAGAAAACCGGGTGAAGAAAAGTTAACAATATTATACAAAGAATCTAAAGAATTAAGAATAGGTGTTGCAGTCATAAGCCATACAATAGAACACCTAGAACGAATATTAGACATAATCATTGAAAACTTACTCTTCTTATCTTGCAACTTATGTGCCTCGTCTACATTTAGAATCATTGGAATGTTTCTAGATTTTAACTCAGCAGTAATCCTATCCAACTTCTCTACCTGAGTATCAGTGCATACAAAAAACCTATTTGTATCTAAGTTATACCATGTATAGTCAGCAGATATAATTCCAACCTCATCTTCTTTAAGAAGTAGCTTTTCAAACAACTCTCTTCTAAAGGCTTTGAGTGCCTTAACAGGACAAACTATAATAGAAACAACTGTACTATACTTATCTAATAGCACTTTGTTAGCCACAGATGTAATCAAAGTCTTACCAAGACCACACTGACCACCCAATATGCACCCTTTTCTAGCTAACATATACTCAGCACACTCTATTTGGTCACTACCCAACGTAATACCATTAAAAGAAATGTACTTATCCTCTAGTTTATAATCGCTCAATCCTTACCTCCACTAAACTAAATAAAAAGCGACTCATATAATCACAATGAAATATATGAGTCGCTTTTAAGGAGAAATTTATGCAACAACGTGGCAAACGTCATCTACGAATGTTTGATAGCTTAATGAGTTGAGTGACTATAGAAGAAAAACTTCCATTGAAATTACGGAGATTATTTCTTATGTGAGAGTGATTGAGAGAGAATTTTTATAATCACTCAACTCATTAAACTATCAAACCCTTAAATAAATTGTACCACAGATTATAAATAAAAACAATACTTTACTTTAAACCAATTCTATTACACTCTTCCTCGATAATGCTTTTCAAGTCTAATACCAACTCTTTATATAAATCATCATGTAATGTGTTATTATTAACATCATTGAAATATGCACCAACAAAAGAATAGATATACTTATCTATTCTGCCATCTATCATATCTCTAAGCTTAGATGCATTAGACACCTACTAATCACCACCATCTTCAAATAAACCATTTAAAACACGTGGAACATACCTTCGCTCGTTAATATATAATTTGTTATATGTCTTATTGATAGAATTAGAAACCCTGCCCAAATCATTCATATATGAAGTCTCTAATTTTAAAACAGGGTCAATTAATTCTAAGATATCCTTAGCTTTACGTCTAGTAGTTGAGATATCACGAATAAGACTTACAACTCTAGTTTTGCCACTTCTTGTTGTTGGATAACGTAACTCGCAATAGTGATATAAATCACCTAAAGCTTTATCACATTCATTAACGATAGAACTATAGTATGTTTCATTATTTCTAAGATACTTAACCATATCTACAAAATCTTTAGTTATTCTATTAATATCCTCAGCAGAATAATCACTGCTAAATTTAATATCATCAAAAGACATCTAATCACCCCCACTATATTCTAATTGAACTTTAAAGAAATCCCTTATGGAAGTCAAAGATACAGGATAATAATTATTAGCATCCACCCCAACATCATACCTAAGAACAAAATCATGTCTATTTTTTAAGTTATATACATACTGAGCATGAATATGACCATGTAAATGAATACTTTTATTCTTATAACTACCATTCCAACTCATTAAAGGATAGTGCATTAACACATACTTAACCTTATCTTGATTGAACTCTTTATAATCAAGAATATCTTCAAACAAACTACTATCATACTTTAAGTCATGATTACCACGAATTAGAACCTTACGACCTTTTAATTGTTGTATTAAATTATTAGACTCTTTAACAGAAATCTTATAGGTTAAATCACCTAAAATATATACTAAATCATTTTTATGGACGATAGAATTATAATTCTGTATAATTCTATCGTTCATCTCTTCAACACTACTAAATGGTCTATTACAAAAACGTATTATATTATCATGACCTAAGTGTAAATCACTAGTAAAATATATCTCCATACAACCCTACAAACTATCTAACTCACATAATTTACTATGAATAAGTAAAAAATATTCTTTAAGAAACTCAATATCTGAATCATCTGTTTTATAACCAAAGTTACTTCTAAAGCTAACAATACTATCAAGGTTTGAAGCCATATCTTTAAATGAAACACCACGTACAGATAAGAAAGTATGATAGAAATCTAATGAATCATCAAATATATTATCATAATTAGCTACATAATAATCATAAGATATATAGTGTAATAATGATATATCAGTAATCAAATATATATCATCACCAAAAACAATAGTCGTTTTTCCACTATACTTATCATACTTAACAGAATTATTACCCAAAGTAAATAACTTTTTAATACAAGGATGAGCATAGTCCAAATAATCAAACAATGTAGTTAGTATGTCATATATTTTATAGAAATTTTTATACATATAAACCTCAATCTAAATATAATCGCCTAAAGTATATCCATAAATAACACCATTGTCCATGAAGAATTTCATGTAATTTTGAACATCATCATACACATGATTAGCTACAGCAACTGTACCAATATACATTTGAAAGTCATAAGGCTGTAAAAACATCTCATCTAGAACATCTATCTGAATGTCCTTAGTTTTCTTATTAATAGTGATATTAAAACTAATATCACTATCCTTTCCACCAACTATTCTACAAAAATACCATCTATCTTTTGCATAATCAGTAAAACCCAATTCACGCATCTCTTCATCAGACAAGATATTAGCTTTTATATTAGCATTTTGTCCTTTAGAATTTAAAGGGACTTTATCATTAATATTGTACTTACCAATCATTTATTAGCCACCCACTGATTGTACATATCTCTAACTTCTAAAATATTCTTATCTCTCAAATCACTAACAAAGTGAGTACGCAAGAAACTGTAGAAACTCTTTTCAAAATCATTTAAGGAATTAGTATTTATATCACTATTGCTAACATAATGACCTAATAATGTCCTACAATATTTCCATTCTAAATAGGAATCAGACTTAATCTTAGTCATATAACCTCTAGCATCTGTAAATACATAACCCTCAAAATCACAAGTTTTAGCTTTTTCAAGATATACATCTAAAGCATCTCTATCAGAAACAATTGTTGACCACACAACTTTAAACACATCATCAAATGCAAGCATAGGATTTTCTGCATAAATATTACTAAACTCTTTTCTACACATTTCAGAAAACTCATAATCAATATGAATACCATTATCTAGGTGTAATTTATTAGGTACAAAATCTAACAAGAAAAGCTTATGAGATTTATTATAATTAATAATATGAACATCTTTAGGGTGAATCATCTCAAATACAGCAGAACAATTATACTTCATTAAAATTGTACGCAATGCATACTGAATATTATAATCAACCATCTCAAAGTTTTCTTTAACATAACCAGCATGCTCAGTCATTGTAGAATTCTTACTAGCGAAAATATAATCACCTTTTTGCCTATCCCAAGAAATGATACCTAAAGAACCATTCTCTTTTTTAGCAACCCTGACAGGGTAAACTAGTTTATCTAACTCTCCATTAGAATCTTCTCTCTGACCTAAATTAAAGAATTTATCATAAGAACGTGCTTTAACATTACCTGTAATTTTATCAACAAATAACCCACGTGCCTTAATTGTAACACTATCCCATAAGTTATGTCTAAATGCCTTTTCAGTAAAGTTAAGACTAACCATATCACCACAGTTGCGAACCTTAACTAACTTAGAATTAGCTATGACATTAACTTCAATAGAATCCGTGTTTAGTACAACCTTACCAAATTCTTGTTGAAATTTAAATTCTTCATCTAGATAATTCTTATTGTATACATAGTTTTTATATTCAACAACTTCCTGACCACTTTTATCAATATTAAGAACTTTAAGATGACCACCAAATTCAACTTTACCCTCTAAAGAATAACTGAAACCTTTAGAAGAAGATACACCTCTATGACCAAAAACTTGAACTTCTGTACCACTACGCTGTTGTTTAGTATACTCTAATGAAACCTCAAAATCATAACCACCTACACCCTTAACACATTGAGTAGATGATAACAATAATGCATTTTCAGGGAACTTTGTCAAACCAGCATACGTAACCATATATCTAATATTACCACACTTAAAGAAATAACAAGAATGTAGTTTACGATATAATATACGTAATTCTTTCTTTAAATCCGATTCATTATCATAATGTAGTAACCAATCTTTTAAAGTTGTTTCTCTGAAACGCTTGTAACCTAAATCATCACCATTCTCACTATGTGCATAACGAATCCAATGTGATTCATGATTACCCTCTAATAATACAACATTTTTATGTTTAGATAAATCTTGAATAGTCTTTAATGTATCGTAATGCTCAATACCCCTGTCAAAGTAATCACCAACGAACACATATAATGTATTAATATCAAAGTCAGATAAAGCATTTTTAAGAACAGTATTACATGAATGAACATCACCAATTACCCTAACCTTATCATACACATTAGCATCACATAGATAATCAGTATTATATGAAGAAATAAAATCTTCAATAGAATCTATCTTAGTGATATCTCTATGAAGTTTAGGAGTACCTTCCATAACCTTATACATCTTATCAACAACATGATGTGGTACAAAAGAATACATACCCCTACGGTATTCATTCTGCCTAGCTATTTTCAATAAATCCATAGTCATATCATACTGATAAATCCTATAGTTATATCGTTTAGCTAATCTACGATACTCTTGAATCTGTTTATGTACAGTTTTAGTCGATGAGCAATGTGTTGCATCAATAACAATAAACTCACCATTAGACATACGATATTCTAACATTTTATACAATGTATCAAATACCTCACTATTGCAATCTTGACTAATCGTATAGTTACCCTCTTCGTTCAAAACAGGTGAACTATACATTAAACGCAATTTATCGCTACTCAATGAGTAAATATCTAACCCTAAATCTTCTAAAAGAGTTGTCTTACCACTACCAGGACAACCTCTCATTATTAACAAAGACTTCATTACATTATCACCCTGACATCCTTCCATAAACTAATATTAAAAGATTCCTACCCAATGGTCTGCTCTTTTAATACTATATTAAAAGAGTCTTACAACCAGACAATAGGCTATCCCCATGTGTCCCACGGTTATAATTACATATTTTATATCTCTAAAAGTCGTAATCCCTCATTCAGAATATTTATTGCTGAGTTTATATCTCTATCATGATGAACTCCACACTCAGTGCAAGTCCACTCACGAATACTGAGATTTTTAACATCTTTGTTTTGATAGCCACAATTAGAGCATAACTGTGATGACGGATAAAATCTATCAATCTTAGAGATAGTTTTACCATACCACTTAGCTTTATACTCTAACTGCCTTACAAACTCATACAACGAAACATCTTGAAATGACTTTGCTAAGTTAGACTTCATTAATCCCTTAATATTAAGATTCTCTATACAAATAATATCATACTCTCTAACTAATCTAGTCGATAACTTATGTAGAAAATCTTTACGAATATTCGCAACTTTCCCATGAAATCTTGCTAACTTTAATTTAGCTTTCTGATAATTAGCTGAACCTTTAACTTTTCTAGAAAGAGATTTAGCTAGTTTTCTATATCTTTTTTCAAGATGCTGTAATATTCTAGGATTATGTATTTTTTCTCCAGTATCAAAAATTAAATAATCTTTTAAACCTAAGTCGATACCACAACTTTGATTGGTTTTCTCAAAACATGGAATATAAACCTCGGATGAAATACTAGCATAATATTTTCCACTAGTTGTCTTAGAAATTGTTGCATTATAAATTTTAAGAATATGTTTATCCTCTAATTTATAACTATCTCTAAAACGTAACATACCCAACTTAGGAATTGTTATATATCGATTATCTATTTTAATACGTTGATTAGTACGACAAGAGTTTTTATCTTGTTTTCTCTTAAAATTAGGGTATTTACTTTTCCCATTAAAAAAGTTTTGATACGCATCATCTAAATCTCTAAGAGTCTGCTGTAAAGAAATACTATCAACTTCTTTAAGCCAAGTTCTAGTTTTCTTTAATTCAGTTAGCACCTTAGAAGAATTATTGTAACTAAGACTTATCTTATAAAACCCATACAACTTACTTTTTAAGTTGAGAAAGTAATTATAAACAAATCGATTCGCACCAAATGTCTTTTATAAAAGAACACGTTGCTCTTTTGTCGGATATATCCTAACTTTAAAACTTTTATTCAAGATATCTCACCCCCCCCCTTTTCTATACTAATAAAATAAACCTTTACTTAACTTCCTTGTAAATACCAATATTAAAAAGACGAATTGCTTTTAACACTACATCAATATAAGATATATGAATCGTATCTGTAGTATCTCTAGTAATATCAATATCTAATTTACGATATTTAATATTAACTTTACAAATATCAAATATAAAGTAAACAGAGTAATTATGCCAAAACACATGTACAGTTTTACCTACAAAATCATTAAATCTTTCTAGATAACCATCCAACTGAATACCAATAGAACCCCCACCACCAAAAGTGCGAATATCAAGAGTTTTAGGTATTTGTTGATAAAACTCAAATTCAGTAATCTGCTCAGAATCAACACCATCTAATAACACTAATTCTTCAAATAGAGAACCTCTAGAACAATGAGTGTAGTAATACCCATCTACCTCAAATGTACCTGTTTTAGGTAGATGTGATTTAACAGCATCACCACAATACACAGGAATTCTCAAAAAAATCATGTCTATACATAATATCACCTCACAAAGAAATAAGCATGTAGGAATATCTACATGCTTATTATAACACCATATATATTAAGTTGTAAAGTTTTGTAATATAAGATGTAAAAATTCTAACTATAAAGGTATATTAAACATATCTACTTCTTCACACTCATCTAAATGAGATTCTATATACTCCCTAGAATCTTTATGTGTACCATCCCACTCTTTAGGTATATTAACTAAACGCATACCATATCCATTAACCTTATCTAAATTGTCAGTAGTATAGTCGTCTCTATACTCAAGTTGCATATTAAAGACACTATAATCAACATAATGATAAAATCGTATCTTCATTATACCTACCTCTCCAACGATAAGGTATATCATTTCTTATAAAAATAATAGAGTACATCCTAGTATTCATAACAAAAGGATAAGCTTTAGCCTTAGAATCTAAGAAGAATGTATATGAGCCAGTATCTAAATTATAAGTAGTCATATCAGAGTGAATGTAAATACCCCTAACAGCATTTAATTTATTAAATTCATCTAAATCTTCATTTGTTAAAAATCTGCAAAATATATACATTGAATTAAACCTAGAAAATATTACTTACTATTCCACTCCAGCTTATTACCCTTAATAAGCTGAATATACCTTTCATAAGGACGACCTAACTTATTATTATGATTATTAATAGAGATATTGCCATAATCTAATGAGAATTCATCAACCCACATTAACTGTTTTTTCTTTATAGACTTAACTTTTTTCACCTAACCCACACCTCTCTAAAAAATAATCATATACTTTTGTAGTACATAAGTAATTATCATAGATAATAGGATTTTTAACCTCAAAAGAAATCTCACCCACACACCTACTAGCATCAACCATAGATAAGATGGAGTGAACCTCAAAACGGTCAAATTCGTCCTCACCAACCTCTAAATCTACCATCCATACTGCGTTAATACACCCTTTACTAGACGAGATTGATTTAAAACCAACCAAATGAACACCCATAATAGTATCTAAGTGACAACAAAACCCTCTAGTACCATTAAAATTATTATTAATCTGTAACAATGTATTAGTTAACACATCGTAGTCATGTCTTACAATCAATTCCATTAATCAAGCACCCACACCCACACAGCAATAATCAAAGAAACAACAGAAATACCTGAGAATATATTACCCAAAGCACTATATAATAACCACTGCTTAGTCCCAAGAACACTATTAGACTCACTAATGACAAAAATAAAAGTCATAACAAAAGATGCAACAAACACCTTAAAAAAGAAGTAATAATCCACTGTAACACCACCATCAAATATCAAAAACCCACAACCAACCACTCACAACAAAAAGTGACAGGGAAATAGTCAAAGAAAACCCAACTAAAACATCCATAACATGCTCACCCTTACTAAAATAAGGGAAGAATAAACTAAGAAAAGCAAATAAAACACCCATAAGAAACATTGCAAGTGCTAATTTAAAGAAAATAAAGTAATACACAATACTTACCTCCCACATGCTACAAGTCCAGTTAAAGATAAATTATATGCAGATACCTCATCAATTACATCCTTAAAGACTTTAAAATCAGAAATCTTATCTAATTTTATTTTAGCTATATCACCATTGAAACAGTGAACATATAACATATTATCAAAGACGTATATTTCAGAAATAGTCTTTAATGTAAACACTCTATCTTTAATTACAACAATTTTATTCCCATCAATTAAATTCATAACAAGTTACCACCTTAGCGACTGAAATCACGTTCTAATACAACCCTACGTAACTCTTTCCATTCAAAGTAATCTAAAAACCCTTCTTGATGATACTCATCAACAAAACGTAGCATCTCATTTATAGCAAACTCACCATTAACACTATAGGTTAATTTTAGACTATAGTATAATGCATCAAAATCATGTCCACACACAAATTCTTTTGAAATCCTAATAATCTCTTTTATAAATTCAAGCTTTTTCATATCATACCTCAATGTAAAATAAAAGGTAGGCATGAAAACACACCACCTAATACACTAAAAGCCACAATTATACCCTGTGTTAAGTCGCTCAGTAAATTCTTCAATCTCTTCATCTGAGAACTCATATCCAATTAACTCATTATCTTCAACGCAATAAGGTGAGTCGCAATCATCAAAATCAATGAAACCAAAGGACAGTAATGTAGACTTATCGCCCCACACTAACCACCACTCATATCTATCATCGAAATCAATAGAATAATTGACTAAATTACCACTCTTGTAAGTAGTAATAGCACCTAATCCGTAGACAACACTATAAGGATTGACTTGAACCATACACCCTAATCGCTTAGAGATATATTGGAAGTTGCGACCAATACCTACACGTAAATAAACAATGGCTACAACCTCATCGTCATCAATCTTAACAGCATCGTAACTCCAACGATAGTGATTGAGTTGCTCAATGACATCATCTCTATCCATGAAATCTGTAATATGAACAACAACACCAATATTATCACCAGTGCTTGCGAACGTAGTGTAATGCATAAATTTAATCTCCTTTACCAATTTAATATTTAAAGTATTTTATGATATCTACACTATAACATATTATGTTAAGTTTTGTAAAGTGATATCTTCTTCCCTACCAACTTTTAACAAATTCTTACGTGTATATACCTCAAATGTATAGGTTAAACGCTCACCACTCAACTCATCCACATCACATTGCTGAGTTCCAATCTGACTCCAACTAAAATCATCTCGACTGAATTTAAAATATGTGTCAGCCTTTTTCTTCTTATCTACCTTTGTTGCATAAATAGAAGTTACATCATTAATAAACATATCATAAATAGAAGAACCACCGATAACAAATGCTCTTCTATCACCAAGTTCTTTTAATACATCTTCTCGACTATGAAACACTCTTACACCACTAGGTACTTTATAATCTGTATCTCGTGTAATTACCCAATGCTCTCGATGTGGTAACACATTAGGTAGACTTTCAAAAGTTTTTCTCCCCATAATGATAGTAGTCCCCAATGTCTTTTGTCTGAAATGCTTTAAGTCACCTTTAAGATGATACAACAGACCACCATTAACACCAATACCGTCACCTTTATCCATACAAACAATCATATTAATCATTTTTAATCTCCTAATTTAACACACGAAATCGCACCTGTATGCTCGTTTCAAAGTTTTAACGATAGTTTACCTATGACAACCAACAAACTCACCAAATTCAAACACAGAACGCTCTACAATAGAAAAGAATTTATTAACGTCAAAGAAAGAAGTCCCCATTAATTTATACATAGAACTACTAGATTGAATCAAAAATTTAAATGTAATATAGTCATCAGCAATAGATGTTGAATATACACCAACTGTACTACCATCAGACAACACAGTAGTAATACTACCAGAGTTACGTCTATCATAAACTAATGATACTAATTCACCCCTACAACACTCAAAGTAATCGATAGGATAAACACTACCAACACCTCTAACAACCACATCAAAAGAAAAACCACTTGATAACAATCTATCCCTAATGTATTGAATCGTCTCTAAAATCTTACAAACGTCAACAGCGGTAAATGTTCCCCTCAAAGTATCATCGATATTGCATATAGCAAAATCAAACCCAAATAACTCTAATCGTTCTCTAACACGTGCGTATGAAATCTTATTAGAAATAAATTGTATTGACTCTTGATGTAGCATAGGTTTAAGCATACTACCACGTGTATTAAATCTACTGTACAACTCAATATCAGGAAAATCAAAACACGAATCAAACACAGAAGCCATATAACTAAAATAAGAATCCTCCAATATTCCACTAACTATAATAGAGATTGATTCATAATCTACGTCATTATCGCTAAACAACGTACCTAAACAGGTAATATCGACAAGTGAAATCTTACAAAAGGAGTCAGCACCACTATGACCACACACAAATGAAACATTACCAACCCTAGAAGAAAATGCCATATCAACATTAATAATACACCACGGTATTTTATGAGCAACCATTAATACATCTCTATACTGTGCAATCAATTTACCCAACGAAGTACTCAACTCAGTACCAGATAAATTATTCTTGCCTCTAGATAGTATGAAACCATTACTACCTGTATCAAATGTGATTAACATGCTATCACTCCCAACAACCAGCATAACGACCAAATAGATACAATGATGTATACAATATCTCTTCTAACCGATTAGTATCAAAGAAAGCACTACCCATTACTTTACGCAAAAATGCATCAGATGAAACATGAAAATCTAGTTTACAATCTAGATGGCTTCCTCTAAACGTCTGTGTACCATACGACATCATAGCAGATATATTAGAATCTAATTCTATCTTCTTATAATACTCTAGTCCTAAATCATTCTTATGATTAACCACCCTTAGAATCTTACTAACACATTCCTTACCTTTAAAGTAATCTAAATCATCTGTATTGCCATATTGATTGATAAAATCATACATAGAATTTGAACGTATCATATCCCTTGTATAAGAAATCATCTCTAAGATATCCAACACACTATCTATAGTTTTAATACCACTACAACAAATCCTAGCAGGACGAACATCAAAAGAATCTATGAAATCAACAGATGCAACCAAAGAATAAGTAAAATCAAAAGACACACACTTAGAGCAATCTAAATGTACCATACCACACAACAAATTATTAGAACCAACACGACTAACAATAGCCTCACACATGCCTATGAATTTAGTCTTTCCCCAACTCGTGAATAGGTAATCAACAAACAATGCATACAACTGTGATAATGCATTATTAATAGTATTAATTATCTTATTAACACACTGATTATATGCATCAAGATTATCCAATAACCCAGTATAAGATAATCCTCTAGATTTAAAATCGTATGACTGTAGCATATCACTTATAATAGTATCAGTTAAGTCAAAAGACACATGAGAATTATCATCACCAATATTAATATGTGCCTTAACCACTCCGATATCTAATGCATAACTTTTCATATCTTGCACGTTATTACTTAACCCCATAACACGATACAAACGATATGCATCTCTAAACTTATCAATAGCATTACTGATGCCTTCAATAATAGTAGACAAACATAAATCACCACTAACTCGTGTATGACTTGTGTAAAAATCAAACCCTACGAATGTTTTCATTTTTTATATCTCCTTATTACAGTCAATATCTTACATACTTATTATACCATAACTGTAATGAATTGTAAAGTTTTGTATGTTTTGACTACCTATCTATATCAACACCAAATACCATTTTAGCATACAAATGCAACATGTTTATGTACATATCAAACCATAAAACACCACAAGACACCCTCGATGCCATCATTTTCCTTGACAACAATCTAACTGGTAATGAAAACCTAAACTGCCAACCCCCATAAAAGAAGTCATCAATAGAACATACACATACACCATCTGTAACACCATCTAAACCAACACGATGTAAACCACTCTCAACAAAATTACTAAACCTATCAACAATATCACAAACACCTTTACGATACGGCATATACAGTGAACCACTAACTTCACGTCCCAACAACTCATAACTACTTTTAAGATATTGAATTAACGCATCATTACTATATGCCATCATCTCTAGAATATCTAAAAACCTGTTAATATCACTATCAGAATGTATATCACGTATATTCATATGATTATCATCAATAGTACAATGACTGACATCGTCACCATCTACATCATAACCCATAACAGGGTCTACAAACAACGTATCAATACTACCACTGGCTACATACACAGTTGTCTTAACAAATAACCTATCACCTAAATAATCATAATACCTAGACCGAACCATACCACCATATCTACGTCCTAATGCATCTGCTACATCAGGATTTGTCATGAAATCTAAATAAATACGATATGCATTACCCAATAATCTCTTGATACCATCTACTACATTATCTAACAACTGACACCAATCACCATAACCATCACACATACTAAACGGTACGATATCACCACTACCATCTAACACAGCATCCTCTAATCTATCATGTATCGCCTTAGCATCAATGATATATACCATATACTGCTTTGTAAATTCTTCTGTAAATTCGATACTAATAGAATTATTATCGTTAACACGAACCCTATTAACATTGGTTTTTAACTCTTGAAACCATTCCTCTTTATGATATTTACGATATCGTTTTATAGTTGTGAAATCAATCTCTACACTAACCACATTATGTAAATCACTACACCGATTATGATATAATGCCAACTCACGATAGCGTGATGCTACCGATACAATAGCATCACCAATATATTCAGTCTCTCTAAAGAAATAATAATCAAATCCCCTTAGACTACCATCCTCTAATTTCTTAGTATCTTCAAACATCAAACCACATCGATACAACTCATATGGTATATCCAAAGACATCAATACACCATCTATATCATCTCTCGTAACTTTCATTTTTTATATCTCCTTTACTACCTGTACCTAGTCATATCGTACCTTTTTAAATCGCTCAGCACACTCAATTAGCATACCTAGATATTATCTCTCTATACCAATCCGTATCTGATTACACTCAGCTACTGCATTATGTAACCTCTGTACACCCCTATCATCAATATCTACTAAATTAACATCTACATCAAAACTATCTAATACACCCTGAATAGATAATAATGTCCGTACATTCCTATCTGTATTAAATGCTCGACTCACTCTCACTACTTCCTTTCCATTTTTAAGCTACATACTATTATGTCCTCTTCTTATTCTCTCTACGACTATCTATCCCTTGTAATGAGTTTTCATACCTCTCCATCACCCTCTTACTCATACTCTTCAATAGAATCCTTAAATCATCACCTAGTACCATTGCATCTGTCCTAACTCGAACTCCCATTCGTCTCAATACATCCCTAACCACAGACACACTTACCTCATCGTACCCTACACTCTCTATTTCTTTTAATTCATCAATCAACTTTTTCTCTATTTTCATTTTATCCTCTATCCCTATTCTACATCTACACTTTACACTATTTTACAAAATATTACAAGTTACTCTTATGCTCTATATATGGTTCTTTCCTTTATGTGATTAAACCCATACACTCTAATCACATTTACGATACTCACTCATTGTTTATCTTCCCTATATTAATTGAAAATCAATTAACTCTAATCAATTAACTCTAATCAATTAACTCTAATCAATTAACTCTAATCAATTAACTCTAATCAATTAACTCTAATCAATTAACTCTAATCAATTAACTCTAATCAATTAACTCTAATCAATCTCCTTTAATATATTCGCTCACTTAGTTATTAATTCAGTATCATCCTTAATCCCTAGTTTCTAGATATATCTCTATTAATTAATTAATTAATTAATTCTTAATACCATACATCCCCATCTATTGAATTCTTTTCTTCGTTAGAAGAAATTAATTCAATTCATTATTATATTATTAGTTTGTATAATATTATGATTAATATAATTAGTAGTTATATCTGTTTTATTATGTTTATTATTACTGTGTGCTTATTAGGTAATACCCTATGTTATCGTACTATAGAGTATTACCTATTCTATCTACTGTATGATATAAGCATATTCTCATACATGTATTATATTATAACGTATTATTCCTAATCTTGACTAGAAGATTTATAGCATCTTCTTTAGTATATGTATCTGTATCATCCTCTAATATACTGATAACTGTATCTATAGTTGATACAATATCTTTACGTTTCATTCTTCTAGTATTAGGTAAATCTAATACTTCATCTGTATTATTAATCCCCTCAATAATTTTAATAATCTTTCTTAAAGCTTTTGTACCTTTAACTTTTGTTTTACAAAATTCTTTTGAGTAGAATCTTCTTTCTTTATTGAAATAACTTTACGAGATAACTTTTTCTGTTCTCTCTTTAAACTCTTTTCTAATTTTCTAACATTATATGTTTTGTTTATGTTTTGATAAGTAGAACCATCTGAACATATCGCTAGACTTTTTAACCCTAAATCTATACCAATTCCAAAGTTATTGTTTACACCACTATCCTGTTTTTCTATATCAACCAAAACAGATATGTAATATCGTCCAGCTTTATGTGAGATAGTCCCACTTCTAATAATAAAACCATCTTTAGATGTTGGAATGTAACCTTTCTCTTTTAAGCGAACCCAACCCAATGTAGGAACTTTTATTCTATGTCGTTCGCTTAAACAGTCTGTTTTTCTACATCTAACAAAGTACATCTTAACATCAGATTTACCTTTTTTCTTAAATCTAGGAAAACTACTTTTATGCTTGAAGAAATTAAAAAATGCCTTATAACCATCTTCCATAGCTTTTTTAGTGGATTTAGTAGAAACCTCTTTAATCCACATTTTATCAGGATTATTGGGGAGATATTCATTATTAAGCCAAACACTAAAAGCTCTTCCAGTCATAAACTCTTTCTTTTCATTATAAAGATTTTTATTATGTGAAAGATAGAAGTTGTAAATAAACCTACATGTTCCGATAGTTTTATTTATTTTTATAATTTGTTCTTCTGTCGGACTTATTTCAGTTTTAAAACTCTTTAACAATGTTAATATCACCTCTACACTGCAATAGGTACGTTTTTAATCTGTTCACCATGTTTATAATCAACAAGTGATACATCATCTACTGTGAAATCATAAAAATCTGTAATATTTTTATTTAACCTAAAAGTAGGTGCTTCATATGTATCACGTTCTATTAATTCTTGAATAACAGGAATATGTCTATCATAGATATGAGCATCAGCAATCACATGTACTAATTCACCAACCCTCATACCAACATGACGTGCAATCATATGCATTAGTACAGAATACTGTGACACATTCCAAGCATTAGCGGCTAATATATCTTGACTACGTTGATTTAACAATAGATTTAATACTTTATTCCCTTTACAATCAACTGATACATTAAATGTACAAGAATAAGCACAGGGGTATAAATTCATCATACTCAACTCATCAATGTTGTACATATGAGCAATAATTCTACGTGAGAATGGTGTATGTACTAAATCAAATAATACTTTATCAATCTGATTCATCTCTAGTAAATAAGAACCATCTTTACCACCATGATATACAATATGATGTCTACTATCACCATCATAATAAATAGATTCTTTTTCATCAAACCACATATTAGGAAATACTTTTAAAATATCCTTATGTATATCATCAGATTTAATATGATATAAAGATGTCTTACCAATCTGATACCCATAAGCAGTACCTATAGAGCCACCATTATCTGCCCAACTATCCCAAATCCTTGTTTTTAAATCATTAACATTATTAGAATGTAGTTGCCAAATCCATAACATTTCTTCTACACAAGACTTAAAAGCTAAAGGACGTTGAGTTGGTACAGGGAATTCTTTACCAACATCATATCTATTAACAACAGCAAATTTCTTAACTGTATGAGCATCAGAACCATCTTCCCATTTAGGTCTAACTGTCTCACCATCAGAAACAATACCACTAGATAGAATATCCTCACACATAGATTTAAATGTATAATCAAACCTAGACATTTTTAATATACTCCCCTATACGAATGATAACATCTTCAGATGTATACCCATCATAATCAGTTGCATTAGGAATTTCTTGTACGTCTTCAAATAAATCCCAATACTTATTTTTAATATGATATGAAATCTGACCATTAGGTAAATCAATACCAACTAAGAACATATCATCATACATAGTACCATCTTCATGTTTCTTAGTCTTCCATACATATACTGTAGGAATATATAGTTTACAAATCATGGCAAAGAGATACGTTCTATGTTCATACAAATCACCTATAGTATGATAACCATCAGAAACAGATTTATAATCACCAATATCCATAAAAGCTTTATTCTTATTAGCTAAGTCTTTTATATCTTTAACACCCTCTAAAATATCTTGTATCATACTATAACACCTCTACAATCTTATTATTATCTAAAGCATAATCCTTTTCCATATTACAACCTTTAGAATGTTCCCATTCACCACACAACAGTACAGTATCACACAAATCTAAAAGCTTGAAACATAAATTAATCCCTTTTTCATAATCAACAGATTCATACATAAACCCATATGCATGAATAGGAGATATAAATGTCTTATCACTAAACTTTGAGCATAATACATTCATTATGTCTGACACCTTTTCATAGTTAGAAGATAAGCCACTATAAGGGTGAGCCACATACACAATTTTAGAATTATCTAACATAGTCAATACCTCAATCAAAAATACGAAATTACATACACCTTTATTATACACCATATAATAAAAAAAGAGTACATGAATTACCATGTACTCATAAAAATCTATGTTATTTTGTAACCCTATGCAATATCGCCTTAACAACACAATAGAACGCATAGACTAAAATTGTAGCTAAAATACCTAAAATAAAAGGTAAACTAAACGCTAACACAATAAGATGTTCCATATTACCTCTCTACTACAATACAATACAACAGATAAAGTGATATTCATTAAATTTGAAAACATTAAAAGAACTACCCATGTATACCACACAAATATGACTGTATTAATTGTAATTTATCTTTTCTAGATAGTTTATTTTTGATATACCACTCTCTACTCATTGCTTCTTGCTTAGATGCGTACACCTCAGAATAAACTAACTTACAAGGCAATCTTGCCCTAGTATATTTAGCACCCTTACCACTATTATGAACGTATAACCTATGTTTAAGATTGTTTGTGTAGCCTGTGTATAATGTACCATCACTACACTCTAGAACATACACGTAAAAACTAGACACCACATAAATCCCTTATAACATCACTATACAAACTACGTCTCATACAATAGTGTAAAAACCAATCCATACGATATAAATTTATTAGTGATAATATAGATGAAACATCCTCTCTTGATAAATTCATTGAAATAGGTGATATCTCAAAGTCAAATGACTTCATTTTCATAATCTTATAATTATTTTCAAAAATGTGAAACTTATCAAGAATTATTGGAAGATATTTATCTACTATATCGTCACTGACTAGCGAACCATTTTTCTGAACTAGTGTATTATTACACATATCATAATCATAGTTGTTAGCAATCTCACTGGCCTTAGCTTTTAAAAATCTATAGTACCCCTTTAGGTTATCAGAACTATCACCAACAATGGCACGATATTTAACTAAATCACTAGGAGAAACACCATTAAATGTATCTCTTACAACACTTTCATCTACTATATCAGATGTTTCCTTCCACGAATTATTGTTACCTATTTTACGAATGATATTTACAGTAGCAAAATCATTATCTTTAACTAACTGATACATATCTTTATCATTAGATAAAATGTAAACATTCTTACGTATTTTATTCTTACTACAAAGACTAGATACACTCTCAACAATAGAATGTATTGAATCATCAGCCTCATAACTAATATCATAGCAACAATATGTAGAAGTTATCAAACTAGACATCTTAACAATGTCATTAGTAGATGACTGAATCATAGTTTTAACATCACTATGACTACTTCTATTCGCTTTATAACTAGGATTTATCTCTCTTCTTGTAATATCAGAACCATCTAAGCATAAAACGATTGACGGATTATTAAACGTACCCTCTAAACGTGTTAAGAATTTAAGAAAACCATGAATATGCCCAATAAATATATCTGTACCATTATTATCAATATACATATCCTTATATGCCCAAGCATAACGATACAGAAAATTTGACACATCCACAAGTAATATCTCATCAGACCTAACAATCATCTGAAATAAACTTTCTTTTGTTATAGTATTCATATGTTAGTCTCCTTGTAAAATAAACCTACAAGCATTATAACACATTTACATAACTTTTAGAAAGAATCTACTAAATCCTTAAATTCACTAACAATAGACTTAATCTCTTTCAAATCTCGTCTAGTGATAGAGTCAACAACACCATCAGTTAATGCACCCATAGTATACAATGTAAACAATGCATCTACGGCATTATAATACTCACCAGTATCAGATAAAGTCTCAACACACTTTTGTAGCTTATTAACTAATTTATCCTCAAATGCGTTTGTATTCAAAGAAACACTAGAACTACTCTTAATGCCTACACTAGAAGTGCTATTTCTAATTACTGGGTCAATCGTAGATTGAACTTTAGTATAAGAATTGGTAAAAGGAACTTGACTTGTATCAGAACTATTAGGGATATGACCGAAGGCTTCTTGAATACTATTCTTAACTGTAGCATCATCTACCAATTTCATATTAGCTATGCCATTCTGCTCGCTTACGTGTTTAGCACCCTCACGAATAGCAGATAGTATAGACTTACCACCACGATTAATATAATTCATTGTATGTTCCCCTACTATCTAACATGATTTAACTCTAATTCCTCAATGAATGAGAAAATCGTTGCACATGAGAAATTAAAATCCTTAGTACCTTGTTTGAAGTCAATTCCCAAGAATAAAGTTTTATTTGTATCTTTGTAACACTCTACATCAACAATTTTACTTTCCCTATTCTTAATGAAAGACTTAGCTAACTTTTCAATCTCGTTATCGTTAATGTCATACCTAGACGTATTGTTAATATTAAGATTTACTCGTCTAGAATTACTTTCATCTGAAAATGATTCTAATTCTACAAACACATGTAAATCATCCAATACATCATATAAACGCTTAACGTAACTTTTTACAAAAGACGGAACTTCATCTTGTATCACACCCTCATATACATGGTTACGATATGTATCTAAAAGATTAGATAATAATGACACGCATTCATTAAACAAATCTGTAGCCTCTACAAAGATAACAACATTAGAAGTATCTTCCTCTTCCTCAACTGTCAACATATCTAATACAGTAGATTTATTCCTCTTTTTAATTTTTAAAATACCACACTTAACAAATGTAGCTAAAGTAGATACAAAATCTAAACTAATACCACCACACCTACTCCAAATGTTACGGAAGTTACCCATAGACATTGGTAACTGTGATTTAGTAATAGCTATGGAATAAATCATAAAAAGTATTCCATATACCTCATCGTTATCAGATAGACCTAATTTATAAAATGTACCTGACAACTTTTCAATCTCATTATCAGGTACATTCACTTTATCTGATAGGATAAGCTTCAATGTATCACTTAGATACGACCTACCCATAATCTATATCCTACCTATTAAAGAATAACTAATTGACCACTAGAAGCTTTGTCTAAATCTTCAGAAGAAACTTCAAAACCTTGATTCAAAAGCATTGCTCTTGCACGAATCCTGTTACCCATTTGTAACTCACGACCTTCAGATACTAGACAATAACCTTTACCAGACTTGAAAGTTAACATAGACTCAGAAACCTCTTCGTCTTTATCTTCTTCCTCGTCATCGTCATCATCATCTTCGTCTTCGTCAGAATCTTCTTGAATTTCTTCTTCATCTTCCTCAGAATCTTCGTCCTCTTTTACTGTTTTACGTTTTTTAGCTTCTTGAATTTCTTCTTCGTCATCACAATCTTCACAATCGTCAACAACACCCTCAGCTACACAACGTGAAATGAAAGATTCAGAAACAGTTAAGTTAGAGAATACTTCTACACCATCACGTGTTACAGCCAAGAAACCATCTTCATAAGAAAGAACATCACCATCTTCTACATGGAAGATAGTGCCATTAGCAGAAATATCGAAACCTTCAACAACTACAGACTCGTTGGCTTTCATTGCTTTTTTACGATTTTTCTTAGCCTTAGCTTTACCTTTTTTAGCTTTCTTAATGTTCTTTTTAGATGCTTTAATTTCAGCGGTAGTCCTACGAACCAATTTATCGCCTTGAACTTTCCACTTTTCACCTTTTTCTTTAGATTTTAAAAGAAGTTTGGCTTTTTTTGCGTTGATTTTACGCTTTTTACCACCTTTAAAGGAGATTTTAGCACCTTCCTCTACATCTTCTCCCTCGTCATCGAAAAGTTCTTCTACATCTTCAACAACAACTTCATCAGCACTATCAACAAATGCTACGAAGTCTTCAGCAGAAACCTCTACTTCTTCCTCACGCAACTCACCATCAGCATCGTAAATATTTACGATACATGACTCACCATTTGTTACCAATTCTACAATCTCGTCTTGATTAACTTCATAATCGCCCAAAGTTGTATCGTCAGTAGCAAAATAGAAAGAACCCTCTTCTACTTCCTCAAACACGTCTGTATTACCAGCGTCTTTTTTGTCAGCATCTTTCAAGGCTTCATTTACGCTTTTAACAATGCTAGATACAGTAGATTCAAACAATGCAGAACCAACCTCAATACCTTGCATTTCTAATTCGTCAGCAATCAAATTGCTAAGTTTTCTTACTTGCCTCATTTATCTAGGAATCCCCTTATTAAAAATAAATAATATATTAACTATCAATATTATGTATAATGCTATACTATTATAAACCTAAAGTCTTAGCATCTCTCCTAGCTTGAATAGATTTTCTACGTTTAGTACATGCTTCATCAGTATGTGCTTTCTTACGTGCTTCAGCTAAAGCTTTAAGTTGTGCAGATGTAACGTGTTTACGCTCACCCCTACCAACCTTTTCTACTAACTTACCATCTTTATAAGTAGTATATTTTTTGCCCTTAGCATGAGCCTCAGAAACAATAGCAGAATGAGTATGACTACCATTACCACCACTAGCAAGATTACTATATGTACGTAACCTCTCTTCCAACTCACATAGGTCATCTTTAGCTAACAAACCATTACGCACATAACTACGTAACGCATCTAACTTACTATCGATATCGTCTTTAGATTTTAAATTGAAAGTAACATTAACATTATTATTCTTTCCCCACACATTAAGGAAATGTCCAAATTCGGAGTACAACCATCTAACTGGCTGACCACCACCAACACCACCTAATAATGTAGGAGTATCATCCCCATAAGGAGAATTTGTAAATCTCATTAATATTAACCTTTCTATCTATATAAGATATTAACCTCTCATGATATTCCAATAACCAAAGCCACCATCTTCCAATCGTTGCTCTAGTTCTTGCTTATCAGTATTACCCTCATTTATTAACTCATCAGATTCAATCTCAAATACACCACTACTGATTTTATACTTAGAACGTATACGTCCCTCAGTGATTTTTACCATAGCAAGTGTATAATCACGAATCCACTGTCTCCAAAATGAGTTTTTAGCTATATCTTCAAAAGTATTACTAGATTTAACATACTCTACTGTTACAAGTCCACTGAAACCATCAATATATAATTTATTATCTGTAGGGTCTAGGTACCAATCATTTGTCATCAACATATTCATTTCAGACATAGCACCTGAAAAAGCGGCATAGTTGTAAATACCTTTAAGGTCTCCACCATTACCTAATGCTTGCATACCACGATACTGACACAGTTGATTACAAATATCACATCCACTAAGACTTAGGTTACATCCACCACCATCTCTATCAGGATTGGCAACCAACTCAGCATTACTGTTACTAGCACCACTACCAACACCATTATATATCTGCCTAACAGCTTCCATATCATACCCTGTAACATCAACTACACCATTAGCAACATTAAATGTTGCCAAATAAGGTAATGATACTTTACTCTCACATCTCCTAGTAGAAAAATCTATTAACTTATCTATTTGACGTTGAGTGATATATAGAGTGATTACAGGATAACCCAAAGCAACCATGCAATCCTCTATGATATCTCGTCTCTCTTTTGAAAGTGATTCCATGTAGTCATTGCTAAATGAACTACTATCTACAAGTAAATTATCATCAATCCTACTCATGACTACTCACCTTTCAAAATATTATTTTTTGTTTTGTGCAGATAAAATCATCTCTTTAACATCTGCTTTTTTATTAACACTATCAGCATCTACACCAATTTCTTTTGCTGTAGCTTTTAACTCTTTAAGTGTTAATGTATCAAGAAAATCAGCTGTGAGTTTTTTTACCTTTTCTACTTTATCAGTAACATCATTCACAGTATCTTCTACAACGTCACTAGCAATCTTACCTGCATTATCAGACACTGATTTAACAGCATCTTGTGTTTTAGTAGAGATATTTTTAACACCATCTACAACACTATCAGCTACTTTAGATACATGACCTTTTAAATCTTCTTTAGCTTTGTTGATATCGTCCAAAGTTCGTTGAGATAAACCAAGTTCCTCAGAATTTTGAACGATAATACCAGCCCTAGCATAAGGTCTAAAGAAACCAATTTTATCAATGCTATCTAAAGGTTTTGCCTCTTCAGGAGCAAAAACTAAAGTACCATTGTAATTATAATCAGGAATACGGATTGTGTTTTTAGTTGTATTTTTTAACTCTAAACCCATTATATCTCCTACTCTTCATCTAATGTAAAACAAAGGATATACAGGAATACACACATAGAATCCCTATACATCCTCAGTAAACATATACCAATCTACAAAAACTAAATTAATATACCCACTCTGTTATTTTACAAACTCTAAATTTAATATATCCACTACTATATATAGGTAACATTAAATTTATTCTATGTTTTTATGACCATACCACACATATGTAGCCTGACCACAATCATATACAGGTAAATACCCTCTACCAAGAATTAATTCTTCATTAGAAGTTCCTTTACCATGACTTTCTTTAAATAGTCTATCATACCCTTGATTTAATAGCAGACCATCTGTAATATGACGTTTTTCTTTAGTACTATACCAATGTTTTCTAGGTGAATTAGTTTTAACATATGTGAATCCTAACATCTCATATACTTTACCACTAAATTTAGAAGTATCACAATATGAAACAATACTACTAGGTTTATATTCATTAATGAAATGTTTAAATAACTTCTCAGCACCACCTACTACGTTGTAATGTGAACAATAACGTAACAACTCATACTCACAGTTTTTATTGAAACGTGATTTACCAAATGTCATTAATGACACTAATTGATTATTATGATATAAACCTAAGCGAATTTTCTGCCCTCTACAAGTCCCTTGTAAATGATACATATCTAAATATTTATTAGTATCTATATCGTTAACTACCCTAACATCACAATTTATAGCATATACTGTATCCCTATGTTTTAATAGGTTGATAACCTTATCAGTATCATCCCAATCAAACACATGTATTACATTATAACCACTATCTCTAGCTAACTCAGATTTATCTCTATGATAATTAACATCAATCCTATTCTTGCCATAAGGATTGAAATGTGTATTATGTGTAGCTGTAGGATTTATTTCTATTAAAGTGTTACCTACTTTAAAATCATAGGAATATTTTTCTAATAAAAACTCACGCTCATAAACAATACCAACGTCATCTAGAAGTTTAGCAAAAGACCTATTATAACTACTATCATTACCTTTATATTTACCACTAAAAACTAAACAAGTATAGTCAACCCCATAGCGTTTCCTATTCGTCTCAATCGTCTTACGTTTTATTTCATCCGACTGTGCTGGACGCTCAACACCATATTTTTCAAGATTACTTTCTTTTATATGTTGTTTAACAATATCAGACTGATTAGGATATTCTGTACCATACTTTTCTAAAGAAGTTACCATAGACTTATCCATTACTTCTTTTGACTGCATAGGATAATCTACACCTAAATTCTTACGATTAGATTCAACAATCTTACTCTTAATAATAGTTGATTTAGATGGATTATCTACACCATATCGTTCTAAATTTGTAGCCTTAATCTTCTCCTTAACTACTTCAGCTTGAAAAGAACACTCAACACCATACTTTTTAAGATTTGTAGTTTTTATTTTTTCCTTAACAACATCAGCTTGTGCTGAATACTCAACACCATACCTCTCTAAATTTGTTTTCTTTACTTTTTCATATATCTCTCTAGACTTAGCGGCATTGTCAACACCATATCTAGCTAACAAAGTCTCCTTACGTTTAGATAACTGTCGTAATTTCTCTTCATCTGACATTAACTTACCTTTTACAAACCCATCGGGTATAGCATCACCATCAATGAATTTTCTATTGATAACACCATTATTATAGAATGTACCTCTACCCCTAAGACTAACTTTACCTACACCACCAGTCCTACTGACTTTTACTTTTTTCTCTTTTTTAGGTTTTATTACCTTTGGTTTTAATACCTTACCATTAGTAGTACCATATCTCTCTAGGTTTGTTTTCTTTACTTTTTCTTTTTGAGATTCAAGACTTTGATGATGCTCAACACCATACTTTTTAAGATTAGTCTCTATAATTCTATCGTACACATCCTTAGACTGTGCTACATTAGAAACACCATACTTCTCTATTGTAGTTTTAACCCTCTTAGCATTACTCTCAGCTTTTTGCTCATCTGTACGAGGTAACATCCCAAGTACAAATCCCTCCGGTTGCTCACCCTCAAAGAATCTTTTAGCTACAACCCCATTATTATAAGTTCTTTTACCCTTTCCACCCCACAAGGATTTTTTATCATTAACATCATCACACATAATTTAACCACCTCTAATATCTAATATAAAATAGTATATCTTATAACTAAATTATACACTATTCGCATGTCAAAATCAATAAAAAGAAAAGAGGCGTAGAATTAACTACACCTCTTTGAATGGATATATTATTTAGTTTTGTATTTATATACAGTCATGTTTACTGATGACTTATTATAGCTTAAACTATCAACTAGTTAGCGGCTACTTGTTTGTTATCTACCAAAGTCAAACGATGGTACATGTATTTATTTACTGCTTTTTTTGCATAAATTGTACAGAACCCCCTCTGACTTTTAAAATCTGCATCCACTAATAACTGTGAAGCGAAAAGCGGTAAATAAGGAGCGTAGACGTATCCCGCTTCTATAAACATCTCACCCTTAGCACCTACCAAGATTTCATTATCAGGGTAGTATGGGTTTTTATATACTTTGTATTTTTCATCCAAGATACCTACCAAGTGTGGGCCACCAACGATACCATTTGTAGATACACGTTTGAAGATTTCACGTACTTGACCAATATTAGTATTCAAGGATTCAATGTATGTAGCGGCATTTTTACCACAGATAATAAATGTAGCTTCATAGCGTTTAGTGTTACCAAGAATTGTGTTGGACGCATCATTGATAGCATTAAACAATGTAGCTTCATGAGTTTTAACGTCTTGACCTTTATATTCAGGAAGTTTATTCCAAGTAGATTGGCTACCAGCAATTTTCAACAAATCTTGCATGATTTCATTGTCAATTTCGTAACCAATTTCACCAGAAGTAGCTTTAAGGATTACTGTATCCATATCTAAGCCGAATGACATTTTTAACTTTAATATTACGTACTAATCGTTTCCATTAGTACTCTCATACTTTCATATGAGAATAGACTATATCATGTACCTAAACAGGCACCCTAGCACTTCCATTTAAGGGATTCTCACCCACTCACTAGAGCCGTACTCCTTTTGACGAATTTCACGTCTATACACAATGATTTTATTTTTTGACGTATCATTGCTTCAGGATAGTCGTTGAAGTCCATATAATTTATATCATATAAACCTGCTGATTACCAATTATAAACAGTACTTAGGACGTATCTCCATAGATACGCTTTTATTTCACCTTATACCATCTGTGAACTTGTTTCTGACTTTCGTCACCTAATATTAGGTGTCACAGCTTTACGGCTTTTCAGCAATTCACTAGGTTATTCAAGACTCTATTACTAGAATCATGCGACTTAAAAATGTAACCTAAAAATTACATTTTATGCAATTTTATCGTATGCAACGTCAAACATGTACACTGATTTTAATTTACGTGGACGAGCAACTACTGGCTCAGAAACTACACGTACATCAACTTGGTCTACAGGAGCATCAAAGCTATTTTGGTCATAATCAAAATCAGCTTCCAAATGTGCAACTGTTACACCAGTCAATGTGATTTCACCTGTTACGTAATCAACAGTACCAGCACCTAAACCTGTAGTAGCTGTATCAGTAATAGTACCTTTTTTACCATCAGCATTAGGAACATCGACTAACTCTGAACCGATTTTATCTACAGAAGTCAAACGGAATGTACCAGGCTTGATAGGTGTATGCAATACTTTTTGAGATACATTACCACCTGTGATAGTCAAAGACTCACCACTTACGTGTTCACCACTGAAATCACCACCAGTGAAACCACGTTGAGATGAAATCATATCAGTACCAGCTTTGATACCACCTTTGTTGTTACCATAAGTGAATTTCAAGAAGAATACTTGACCATTCCTACGGTCAAGAGGTTGCCACCTTACAAGTAATTTTCATTACTAAGTAGACTATACCTTTAGTAGTTACTTCATTCGTCATATAAAATATTTAGAGATTTTATATGAAACTACATACCACACATTAAGGGTTCTTCTTATTCCCTTACACATATCGCTCTCTAATAGCCTCTGTGAAGTCGTTACATCGTTTCCCTATCACTAGGGAATTTAGACTCGGTATTATCAAGCTATCTATCATACAATAGACCTTAGACTCTCTTAGTAGCGTATTCGTGTATTTCTACCTTATTTAACTATTACCGATTTGAGTGTGGTTTATTTACGTGTCAGCACAACCATATAGGGCTTGCTTAAATGAATCTAAACTCTCTAACTCTTTCTCTCTTATAAGTTTAATATTATAACCATTAATTCTAAGAGTTTTTAACTTTAAATCATTTAAGTATTTATCTTTATTATAGTAGAATGTGCTTTTAACCTCTAAATATGTATCTAAAGATTTAATATAGAAGTCAGGATAATATAGTCTAACACAACTATGTAAATCATCATAAATCTCAAAACTTCTAGGTTCATAATCAAACTCAACACCTAAAGAATTTAAATAATTTACACAGGACAACTCATAAGAACTTCTCAATAAATAAGTATTACCATCATCACCAATGTACTCTTTAACATTAGTGAAAACATCTAACATAGAATTTCTATATTCTACATCTTCCCATCTCTTTTTAAAAGATTTACATTGATTTTCTCTATACTCTTTATTTTTCCATAATTCTTTCTGAGCCTTACTAATATTAGCTATTCGTTTTTTAACACTATCTGACTCTCTATCTTCCCACTGCTTTTTAGCACCAATAGACCTAGCTGTATGCATCTTCTCACGATAAGAACTGTCTTCCCATAACCTTAATAGTGCATTTCTTTTATTCTCTCTAACACTATCTTTTTTGTTTAATACTTTTTGTATCTCAGACAATTTCTTACTTATAGATTCGTCATATAAAACGCTGTCAGGATAATCCTTTAAAAAATCCTCTTTACAACTATATCCATGAGTTCTTATATGCTTGAAAAGTGATTTTCTCTTTAAACCACATATAGGACATTCTACCAAAACAAATACCCCACTTAGATTACATTATTTTACTGACACGATGTCGTTCGCACTTTATATTACGTACTAATCGTTTCCATTAGTACTCTCATACTTTCATATGAGAATAGACTATATCACACCCTTTTCAGGGGTACACCATTTCCATTTAAGGGATTCTCACCCACTCACTAGAGCCGTACTCCTTTTGACGAATTTCACGTCTATACACACATATTATTTTAATGCCCATGTGCTTCAGGATAGTCGTTGAATTACAATCTATCTATCTTCTAGATAAATATATTATAACTGCTAATTACCAATTATTACAACACTTAGGACTATAATTATATCATATTATAGCTTTTATTTCACCTTATGTCATCTAACTAATTTTTTCTGCTTTCGCAACTTTCACACTTACCCTTTCAAGTTATGTTGTAGTTTAGTTAGCTTTACGGATTTCTAGCAATTAAGTGTATTTCTTACTCTTATTACTAAGAATAAGGACTGCGAATAAAATTACTCGTTAATCAAATTAGGCATGACAGCTGTGATAATATCGAACACATTAGAAGTGAAAGTGTTAACCATAGAAATGTCAGTGCCTTCATGAATAGCTGTACCATTCATCATACGACCTTTAGTCATTTCTAATTCAGATTTTGTGTTTTCAAGCAACAAAGAAAGTTGAGTTGCTTCTACATCGGAGTAACCCTCTACATGTTCTTTAACTACATCTGTATATGCACTCCAAGATTCCAACAATGGACGATATTGCTCATAAATATTTGTTTTCATATGTTAAATTATTTCCCTTAAAATAAAATTTATACTAACTTATATAGTAATGAACACTAACCCCTCCGATTAGAGAATAACTCACCAACTCTAGGCTTAGCATTTACGATATTCTCTTTTCTAACACGGGAAGATTCATTAACAATTTGAGTATCTACAATAGAATTTTTAAATGTATTCATACTATTGTTATTACTCATGGATTCACAAATAGAATATACATCAGACTTATTAAAACCTACAGGCAACTTAGACTGAACAGATTCTACTGTTAACCCATAATTACCAGCAATGACTGAAATTAAATCATGTTTGATTGATTTATTTACAGCTTTAATGGAATTATAAGACTCATCAAGTGAATCAACCTCACCACTAAGCTTTCTAATTTTTGCCTCTAAGTCTTTAATCTTCTGTTCGTATTCTTCAATTTGGTTATCTCTCCTATCAATAGCAGATTGATAACCACCTTCAACACCATCTAACTCTTCAGTTAGTGATTGTACATCTGTTTTTAAAGCTGTGATTGTATCTTGCTGTGCTTGAATTAATGCATCTTTCTTATTAATATCAGTAACAGCTAATGCAATCTCATCATAAGCTTCAGATAATTCATTTTCTAATTTGTCTTTACCTTGTGAAAGATTTTTATTATCCTCACTTAAAGACTTATTAGTTTTTAAACTCTCATCTAGCTTACGTTCTAACTCTCTATTAGATGTAGTCACACCCTCTTGAATTAGAGAAGTATTTTGATACTTTAATGCCTTGCAGGCTTCCTCAATAGAGTTTAATTCATCTAAATCAGACTGTAACTCATCAATCTCATTTTGCAACTCAATAATCTGTGCATCTTTCCTTGCAATAGTGTCTTTTAGGCTTTCAACTTCAGATTGTATCTCATCCTCTTTATTTTTAGAGTCTTGAAGTACATTTGAAATTTTATTTAGAGCATTATCTAAACTTTGTTTCAAACCCTCATTTTCTTTTTCAAGAGATTGTTTTTGAGCCTTAATAGATTGAAGTGTTCGCTGTAAAGTATCAATTTGTGATTCACTATCATCAATAACCTCAATAGTGTCTCCGTCATCTACAACAGCTTCATCACGTTTAGCAATAATTATATCCTCAACACTTTCAAGTAATAACATCTCAGGTGTTAAGTCATAACCATCAATGCTATATATAAAGGACTTAATATTTTTAAAGTCCTTCTCATCGCACTCTTTAATAATTTTAAAAAGAGCGTTATGAACATTTGTCTCTAGTGCCTGTTTTTCAACTACACCCTCAGTTACAACATCATTTGGACGTGCAGACTGAACGGACGGAAATGGAACAGCATCAAATGTAATAAAGTTATATTGATTTTCATCTACCTCAATATAATCCTTACGTTGATGTAATGCACCACCAGCCCTAGATGAATAGCCGATAACACCACCAGCCTCATATAATGTATTAATGATTCTACCAAAAGGAGTATCAAGAATATGTATCTCACCGAAGATTTGGTTAGATTGTGGCACTTTCCACATCTTAGCAATCCTATGAGAAACCCTCTCAAAATCTACTTCCATCCTATCAGCGGGGTGATTAGCCTCACCATATAGGGTATTATACATTAACTGTTCTGTTACGTATGGACTAGCAAGAACATTATCCCACAACTTCTCAGAATACTTTCTACCATTCCTATTTAGAGAATCCCACTCAGCAAGCGGCCCTCTAATTACCCTTAGAACAGAATTAGAGGTAGAATCCGTAGGTACATTACTCTCGTATACACTCCTATCAAATACAGAAATATCTGATAAGTATGTCTTTTCACTATTATTCATGTTGTACCTTAATACCCCCAAAGTAACATAAAACATTATCAACCAACAACAAGCTAGTTAACAATATGTATAAAATTGAAATACAAAATCTACTTTTAAGGTCTATAATGTACACCAATTTATATATCTTGAAAACATTATTACCATAAATATCTGCATGATAGACCATTAAAAGAAAAGAGGATATACAAAATGTGCATATCCTCTCATATTGTACATATTGATATATAATATGTGCAAAAATATTTATATGTTTTACGTGAAATTAATCACCATTTCCCTTAAACACTACATACCTATCTTGTTTTTTAGCATAAGGGTCAATCGCACTCATATAAGAAATATCCCTCTTACTAGTTAATACCCAAATAATCCTATCACGATATTTCTTTAACCATTTTTGATAGGTAGAATCTGAGACGGTTGTACTAACAGTAACACCACAGTCAGACAACACAATGATAGAGTCTGGATTCTTAACTTTCTTCATCATTGCATGAACACCAGGGACAATATTAGTACCACCCTCTGCTTTAAATTTCATCAATTCAGCTTTAAGTTTAGTGCCTTTACACTTAACCATACGCTTAACACATTCAGCGGCACTCCAAGCCTCAAAAGGTATGATGTAGAATAATACATTCCTCATCTGCTTATCGGCTTTAATCATTGCATCCATCTGCATGATAACTTTCTTAAAAGCACCACTACCCATTGAACCTGAGCAGTCAATTAAAACAGCAACTTTAATCATTTGTGTTTCAATATCTTCCCTACCAGGAGGTGCATCTTCAATACGCTTGTTAATCATGTTAGGATTCATCGTAATGCGTTGACCTAATGCTTTTCTAAAAAGCTTTTCTAATTTAGCTTTCCAATCAGCAACCATACTATTACCTTTAAATAATGTAGTCATAGTGCCAGCACCAAAGTCTTTATAGTTATCTAAGGATTGTTGATTAGTATTAGCTAATGTCTCATCTTTATCTAACTCTTCTTGCATACGTTTAGCGGCTTCCCTAACAATCTTATCAACAACACCCTTACCATCAGTATCATCTAAGTCATTGCCTTTAGTATCATGTGCCTTTTTGAAGTCATCATTAGGTTTATCCCCTTTATCACCTCTACTGCCACTACCAGCTTGATTGTCTTGTGATTGAGAACCCTCACCACCTTGTGAATTAGAATCATCACCTTGTTGAGAATTATCACCACCACTAGAATCAGATGACTGAGAAGATTGACTATCTCCTAACTGAGATTGCCCACCTTGTTGAGAACTATCTCCACTCTGTTGATTTGAGTTACCCTCTTTTTGAGAAGTAGAAGATTGTGAACCTTCACCACTAACCTCACTTGCTCTCTCCTTAGCAGTATCAGACATATTCTCTTGCTCTTTATTTAATGCATCTTCCATTTCAGATGTACTATCTAAAGAACTACTATCATCACCCATATTAGAAGAACCATCATAATTAGGTGGTGCATAGGAATTATCTTCTGATGACATGCCACCAGAAGAACCACCACTCTCACCACTCCCATCATCTCCAGATGAACCACCTTCACCATCTGAATTATTATTGTTGCTCTGTTCTTCTCTATCAGTATCTAAATCTTCACCATATAGGTCGTTATCTAAATCTCTATCTTGCTTAGAAAACTCATCGCTAGAACTATTATCGCCACTGTTATTAGCATAAGGATTAGCATCTTTGCCACCACTAGAACCCTGTGAGCCATTGGAACTATTACCCTTACTCAAAGGGTTATTATCTACAGGGTCAGGTATAGAACTACTAGAACCACCCATCTTACTATCACCACTACTCTGTTGTGAATTGTCATCACTATCAACAAAAGTAACATCTACTGGCTGTAAATCAAAAATAGTGAATTCACCTAAATCATTTCCTGTAGGTACAAATATTCTTTTCTTTAACTGTTTTTTAGCCATCTATTTTATACCCCCATTATAAATGATTATCTGAATCGTCTAAAACAATACAAGGTTCTTCTCTCACATCTTCTACATGGAATGAACCATTTACAATCGATGTAACAATACCAAATTTCTTCTTCTTAGAAATCCATACAATATCACCGACTTTTACTGACTTAGGCTGTGTTCCACCACCCATATCACCCATGTCATTACTAGAGTCACTACTATCAGAAGAATCGTCAGCTAAATCTTCAGCAGATAAACTTGTCTTCTCTTCAGTAGTACCCTCTACCCATGAACCATAAGAGCCATCAATAGGTATGATATATTTCCTATCTAAATCAGCATAGAAATCGCCACTATCAATATACACAGGTGAGTTTAATTTAGCATCATTACCTAAGTCAGTAACATCAACACTATCAATCTTAGCTTTATTAACTGTATATACATCTAGAGTAATATAGTCGTCTTTTTTAACAGGTTTATATCCCTTAATAATACCTACAATATTAGTACCCTTAACTTTTACAAGTGTGCCATTAGCTAAAATCTCTTTATCAGAAACTTTTTCTTCATCAGTAATTCCACCAGACTTACTCCAATATATCTTACCACTTGTCAATACCCTAACAACATCAGTAATAACACTTTGGAATATATGAGAACTAGCACGTAACTCTCTGAAAGCAGAACCTACAAAGAAATTACAAAAAACATCAGCACCCCAATAGTTACTTAAACTATCTTTACATATCTTTACATCAACTGTTGCTTCTTTATCTAAACCTGACACCTTATTTAGTGTAGCAACAACTGTATTAACCATATCATCAGCAGATTTAAATTTATTTAAACCTACATTATGCTGTACCCTCATATGAATTGTATCTTTAATACAATTAGCTGGGAATACACCATTATCAGAACCATGACGTGTTAAATTAGGAGTTCTAGCTAATGCTACTTTAAGTTTAGCATTAATAAACCCATCCATAACTACGTTATCCATACCACCACTAGCATATGTTCCATCTAAGTCTACATCACTGTTACCACCACTAAAATGAACTTGATTGTTAGTAATCAAATGTGCCATCTCATGAGCAATAAAGAATGTTAACAAGTACACATAACAATCCTGCAAAGAATTATATAAACTACCCCTATTAACATATTCCTCTAACGCTTCCCTAAGAATAAATCTAGGGTTATAGTGATAAATATACCTACCTGTTTTCTTATGTAGACCAACGGCTAATGTAGAGATATTAAAGTTCCTTAAATGCTTAATAGAGTCTGACTTAAACAAAGAATATGCCATTAAGTCAAAACGCTTTAAATTGTTTTCAACTAAAGGCAACATTGAATCGTAGATAGCATTATAATCACACTTATCTACCAACAAATCGAATGTCATTGTCGCTTCTTTAGTGTTATATTTTATAGGTGATTCGTTAAAGTCAGTAATGCTGTATATCTTATCATCAAAACCACTCTCAACATAAAAGTACTTTTCATCATCTCTAGAATATAAATCACGTTTGATTATAATCCTAAATACATTTTTAGAACCCTCAGCTAATTTTACATTTTTATTAGACATGAAGAACAGACTAATTACTGCTTTATTGTCATCAAAAGAATCGCCCTCACCAAATACAATTTTTTCAAAAGTATTATTGTCTAATATATCTTGAATGGCTTGCATGTTGACATACTTACCACTATTAAGAGATTCTGTGATTGTATTATAACTTTTTAACTCCTCTACCTCTTCAGTAGATAAGCTATTAATATAGTCTAATACTCTCTTTCTTCTATTTCGCTCATTAATAGATAACCCCATTAATAATCCCCCAAATCAATTAAACAACAAATTTTTCAATGAAAGCATTATATGTATTAAATCCGCTAAAAGTCCTATACTCACCCTTAACAAATGAATATACAGCATCTGTTACTACTTTAACAATAGTACCACTACCATATGCACCCATAGAAACATAATATCTTACATCTACTTTAAGACCATCAACATAAATTGTATCATTTAACTCAACAAAATCTACACCATTATCAATAATCTTAGAACTATAAGGATTATAAGAGCGAATTGCGGTATTTAAAACTGAGAAGTCAAAATCAGGAGCATAACACTCAACTAAATCACCACTACTTACAACATTATCACCAAAATCAGGTAACGTATCAATAGGTAATCTAGAAATAAAATCATTAACATGTTTAAAACTTAGCATATTTATATCTCTTTCTATAAAGTAATAGAGGTGTATATCCATATCAAAAGAATACTGAATATAACACCTCTACCCCATAAATTAATTATAATACATTGTATTTAACATTCTTAGGTGTCTTAGATTTTTTACTTTCTTTAATTGCTTTTTTGATATTTTCAATATCTTCTCTAGATACTTTATTACCAAAATCACTAGTAATATCTATAATCCAATCATCACCAACACCCTCAGCTAATTGATACATATCCTCTAGATTTTCACCAGACCTCTTCAAGAAAAGTACCATATTATCTGCATTAGGTAAAATGTCTTTAATCCCTGTTAAGAACATTGCATAGTTTTCATTAGGTAATGTTTTACCATGAGCCTCCATGAAATCATTACATAAATCTAAGCAATATTTAACAATGCTCTCAGTATTACCACTATATTTAGAGAAGTTACGTTGTACAATCTTCATAAATGGAATAATAAGAGTTTTATCACTTAACTGCTCAATAGTGATATCCTCATCAAGATTTGTACCAAATGTATTATTGAAGTATTTAGTAAACTCACCTAAAATACTTTCCCCTAGATACATTTTAAACATATCTTCACGCTTATTACTAGTATTGATATCTAATTGCCTTACAAAACCAGCTAAATCTTCTACTAAATCAATAGTATCACTACACTCAACTCTATCATCAGCAGACATAGGTTTAAGTGTAAATTGTTTTAAATCATCTCTGCACTGAGCCAAGCTATCAACAATATCACTAGCGGAAATTGATGTATCACCAACTTTAACAGTATCACCAATTAACAAAGATTCCCAACTATCACTACCATATAATAATGAATCCAAGAACTTAATTGTTTTTTGAGCATGACTTTCTAAAGAGTCAGACTGCCTTTCTAAGATTAAGTCTTCAAACTGCATTACTACGTCATCGGTAAACAAGATTTTACCATTGAAAGCCTTAGCTTTAAATGTGCCATTTTCTTGTCTCTTACCACGCATAGATTTAATATCTTTAGATAGTTGTAACATGTTACGTGTAGATGGTTGTGCATCTTCCAATGTACGTTTCTCAACACTAGCCATAATTTTTAAAGCTTGCTCTGTATCTAAACCCTTGAAGAACTCAATCAATGTACCATCAATTAAACCCTCTTCTTTTTGAGATTCCATAAACTCAATCCATGATGCTACATCATTCTCATCATAGTTTTTCTTCCAATAGATTGAGAACCTAGCGGCAAAGGCAGGGTCAAGTGTACCTGTATCACCATAACCACCAGCTTCATCGTCCATGCCTTCCCAAGCCATATTACAAGCGGCAACTACTTTAACCCTATCTTTATAATTAGAGAAGTCAACACCAGCGAAACGATAGTCAGAAATAACTTCAAATACAGCAGATGTAACAGTATTAGAACTTACCCTATTAACCTCATCAAAGAATAGAATAACCTCTCTACCCTCTTTAAGTGCTGTTACAAACCTATCTTTAATTGTCTTATCAGGGGCTCTCAAAGTCATGATATCAGTCATTCCATACTTAATATCAGCAGATACATTAGCTACAACACTCTGTAACTCCCTAGATACATCATCAAGACCACTACCTTTAAGAATACCACCACCAACATATTCTGTTAATGACTGTTTAACTGGCATACCCATAAGGTCAACAGCATCTTTACTAGCCAAGTTAACATTGATTAAGACTGGCTCTAAACCTGTTTTAATCTTAGCCTTTTTCATATACTGTTTAACACGACTGGTGTTATGAGAAATGAAACCATTAGCAATAAATGTATGAGTTTTAGGAATTGTTACGTCATATACAACATGAGTACCAATCTCTTCAACACTAACTACAGTACTAACATTACAATTTCTTAAATAAGAAATTGTTTTAAATTCATCCCATAATGGATAAGCAATAAACTCTCTCTCTAATTTATTATCTTCAATAAAGGAAAGAATATTATTGATAGAAGTTCTATGTCTATCTAAGTCGTTACTGAAATAACCTGTTTTTAAATTCTTATATTGAGTACGTGTCATACCCTTAGACTCAAAACATACCTTGATTAAGAAATTAATCTCATCACGTAAAACAGAGCCACACTCTAATGGAATATCTAATTTACCTTGTCTAGTCTTACCACCAAACTTAGAAATTAATTCCTCAGCCTGTTCATGTTTTAATACTAATAAGTCTTTAATTAATAACATCAACTCAACACTATCCCTAGCATTAAGACGCAATCTAGGATAGTATCTATTATAATCTTTATCATACCTATCTTTACCTCGATAAGCCTTGAAACCTAAAGAAGATAATACATCTTGTAAATCTGAAATCAAAGACTCACTCTTACAACAGAACTCTACATACCCATAATCACCACTATGTGCAATATACCCATCTGTATCAATATAACCAGCAAGTACATTTAGAATGTATTCATATGAACCACTTCTAGGGAAATGCTCTTTATCAACATCACCCCAAGTATAATTATATACTCCAATTTCCCACAACTCTTTTTTAAGGTTTCTTCCTTCTCTAGGGAACTCTTTATATAACCTATAAATCTTACCACTATCTCTTAAAGCACTACGGAAATTGTCAGACCTTGTACGTTTTGTTGTATCTTCAATAAATCCATTTTCATTTAATAATGTAACTATTCTCTCTTTATTATAAGAAAGAGTTAAACTATTACAACCTTTAGCTTTATTTGAAACACAACCATCACCTAATACAAAGCCATACATATAGGCATTGAAATCATGTTTAATATCTTTAAAATAAGAAGAATCAAACTTCTTAGATAATAAAACATCCCCTTCTTTAATGTCTAATGCTTTCCTCCAAACAACACCCTCTTTAGATAACACACGTAATGGATGATTTTTAGTTACCTTAATAACACTACCATAATTATCCTTGATAGCAACAACTTCATCACAAACCTCTCTATATGTATGAGAAGTAGTAACATAATCGGTTAAACCATCTACAACATACTCACGTTCAAGATAACCATCTGTGAAATCAAGATTCTTAATTTCAGTAATACCACCATCAACACGAATAATTGTATCACCAGTAACACATTTCCCGAGTGCAGACGGCCCAATTAACATAGCAGGAGAGCCTGTTTCTAAAGCAGTTGATAAGAAGTCACCTACATCATCTTTAACAGGTTCTTTTACATCATCGTAGTTACTATAACCTTTAGATTCTAAGAAAGGAATAAACTTCTCACAACACCACTTAGAAACATAACCCTCTAAGATTTTACGTTTGTAAAGTTTTTCCTCACCACTATCTTCTTTACCATCATTTTCAGCCTCAGCAGTTTTATCAACTGAGTACAAATAATCTGACAACATATCCCATGTACGATAGTTAGGGAATACTTGTGTACGCTGTTCATTATCAGATAAACCCTCAGCAATAGCATCCAATACAGGCTTATCTGTATACACCATGTCACGATTATTATTTAAAAACTCTAATACAACAGGATGAATATTAGTTACACCTTTAAAGCCTCTCTTATCAGTAGTCCCACTTGCCCACTCAAACCACCTATCCATTACATCATTAGGATATACTTTTAAAGGAATAAACCTATTAGAATAAGCTACGTCTAAGTCAGTATTAACATCATAAAGCATATCTAATTCCATACGATACTCTTCACGTTCCACACCTTTCTGAATATCAAGGTTAGTGGCGGCTACAAATTTACAACCATTCAAAGTCATATCATTTAACTTCTTCTGATTGAGAAGTTGTACCAGAATCCCATTAACCCCCTTATCACGACAGCGTGTAATTTCATCACAGAAAAGCACAGGTGTACGCATATAGTTTTTATATTGTAACTGCAACTCTACAATTTTAGTTTTTTGCTCATCAGTTAAATATTTTTTCTCGGTCTCAACAGTATTACCATCAGATGCTACACTAGACTCAGTATAACCTTTTTGTAGAATATCTTCTAATTTCTGATACGATTGTTTGCAAAACTCACGGAAACCATCAGAACAAACTACAATCTCTTCCATAGGACAAGCATAACTATATTTCTTACCCTCTACCTCACCAATTTGGAATAGACCACTATAGTCCAACCTAGAGGTAAATGCAACCCTAAAGTCAACCATTCTATAGTTATATTTTTTACACAACTCTTTAACAGTAGCAGATTTAAATACAGCAGTTGGCCCAATAAGTAATGGAACTACCTCACGACCACCACTCTTCATCTCCTCACCCTCTGGTAAAGAGAAATAAGCATCTAACCAAGTATATACAGCGTCCTTACCTTTAATATCTTCAGCATCATTAGATTTACCTTTTTTACGTCTATCTTTTAGAAGTTGTATTGTATCTAATGCAGACTCCATAATGTAACTTTCATCAATATGTTCATTGCTAAACAACCACTCGGATATAGAAACTGTATCCATCTTATCTGAATCCTCTAATACTTTATATTCAGAATAAGATTCAGAAGAAATATCTAAACCATTCGCACAAGCATTAATGAATGTATCTGTTAAAATATCCTCAACAAGATAAGCACCATTGCATTGGAATATTGCTCTATCAATGTCATTAACTAAATCTACCTCAATCAGGTTAGCAACAGCTTGATAGTCAAATTCCATAATATCAACAGTAATCTCACTACCGAATGTACCACTAAAAATATTGAAAACAGTATTAGGTAGTTCTGCTAAGAATAGTGTATTACTAGGCATAATCCTATAGGCTTTAAATACTTTTTTAGATGAATCTTTAGTAGATGAATCAAAATCAACAACTAAAGGCTCGTAACCTAAGAACTCTTCAACTGCATGAACCTCACGCACGTTTTTAACAAAATCCGCCTTATCTAAAAACGGAAAGTAATTACTAATACTATACATGTATAACCCCTATTATCTGAAATCTAAGATTGTCATAATCCTTTTCATAGTTGAGAAGTAATATTTCATTGTGGAACTATCCACACTCAAAGCCAACCAATCATCAATAGTCTTAGTATCAAACTCCTCAAATGAATTAATATATTTCAAAATAGATTGACCTAATCCTAAATCATTCAAAGTTAACTTATCAGCATCAAGACCAACACGTCTCATCTCACTGTACGTAGAAACATACAATGTTACAATCTTAGAAAGTAATAAAAACCTTAAAAAGTGAATACCAACCAATAAGCGAAGATTATCTTCCTTACCACCTTGAAACTCACCAATCCGACTCTCAACCTCATGTAAATATTTCCTAAGAGATTTAAGCTTTACATCTTTAACAAACCACTTATACTTAGTAGGAAACACATTTTCTAAGTTGATACTCTCTAAACTAAAATTACCACTCTGAGCCATTAATTCTAACTCAGAATCTAAGTCACTCTTAGCGTATTTAATGAAAGAAACTGCTTGCGGTCTAAATTTACCAAAAATAGAATCACCTACAGTCAAAAACTTTCTCAATTCTAGAAGTGTCTTATCTTTATAAAAGAGATAACCTCTCATTGAAACCTCACTAATTTACTATTTAAATAACCCCAATAAGGGATATGAAATATCATCTACCAATTTACCCACATGATACAACTTAGGAATAGAAACCCTGACAAAGTCTTTCTGCCTACTTAACATGGTTTTTCTATACATCGAACCATTACATATCAAAGGATATATATTCTTAATGTAATCAACAACTACTGCAGAAAACCAATCAACTGAAATGGTATTGTCACTCAATACCCAATCAACATTCAATGACTTTAATAAATACTCAACTATTGATATTTTATCATTCTCAATAGCATACTGTAGTAGATTAAACTTACCCTTACATATAAAAACATCGATTATATTGTAAACAATAGTCTTTACACTATCCCTACTATAATTATTTGATTGTATAGAATTAGCTACTCTATGTAGAAATCTACTATACTCTATCTCTTTGTTTACATTAGGCTTAGATGCATATTCTATCTTTCTCTGCTTTATTAAAAACCCATAAGAAAGCAATGCAATAAGATACGCAACAGGAACTCCCTCTGAGATATAGTATAATGTCAATAAATCTAAATTAGGTTTTGAAGTCTTAATAATATCAGACCAATCAATAAAATCTCTGTTTTTAATAACATACTGATATGTATTTACTATATCATCACTAGAAATATTCTCTATAAAAGAACCATAGAATAGTACGGCCTGTGATTGTAACTTACAAGATAAAGACACACATGAATCTATGAAACCCCTCACAGGATTATACCCATAAGAAATCATATCCATAACATCTGTTATGAAATCATCTATGTCAGATAACTCAGATTTTTTCCTAACAATAGCATATACAATAGAATTTGATTGACTATCTGGTAATGTACTCTCATACATATCCCTAAGAACAGTAACTATACTATTTTCAAGCATTTCAATATTAAACTTAACCATAGTTAAAAACATATTGATATTAAAATACTCAGGCAAGTTTTTAACCTTAAATGATGACTTTATAACACTAGATATATTGCCTATAACAATATAATCACTTGTAATATTTAACCCTAAAGCTATATCACCATTCAATACATTAACAGACAACCCCAAGATATTAATAAATTCACTATCAGCATCTGAAACCGACACCCTAACATAATCTCTACTATCTTTAAGTTCTCGTATCTTTTTCTTTTCACCCTTTTTGGTAAACTGCGTTGATTTTATAAAAAACTTACTAACACTACTAAATGAATGTAATTTTTTAAGCCACTCAGTATCAATGTAGGTAACTTTATCTTTTGTGATAACACTATCCATATTATAAGAATTTCTTCAATAACTTAGTACTCATCTTATGAACTAACATAAGAATCCTACGTAACATCTTCTTATCTGTATCAATCTGTAACTCAGTACCTGTCAATGAAATAACATCAGTAATTCCATCATCTTCAGCATCCCTAGTAATCAACTCTAAGGAATTAATAGTACCATTCTCAACAGTATCCAACAAAGAATTTACAATCCCAGTATCTTTAACAGGTTTATATGCTTTGAACTTTTTATCATATGTCCTAACAACACTATCAAAGTACAAATCCCTCTCATCTTTGTCAGATAAATCGTATGCACTAGGATTTAATGAAGAATCATCACTAGTCATATAACGTAATGCATCGATATTAGCTAAAGCCTGTAACTCTTCATTAGACAATGTTTCAATATCACCTAAAGAATTTTGGTCTGTATTATCAACATTGGAAATAAGAATATCATTAAAGTTTTTAAAAGCTTTAGCACTATCAATATTAAGCATGATATCACTAGCACCTTTAATAGCTAGATAATCTGTATACGCATGTGTCTTAACAATACCACTCAAAGAGAACCCAACAGCTGGCTGTTCAGCCAACTCAGTTGCGTTATCAAACTCCTCACTAGGATGCATCTCTCTAAACTCATACATATTTTTATATTGAGCGAAGAAATCTGTATCACCTAACTGCAACCTAGCAATATAAGATAACGTATCTAAAGAACCTAATACAACCTTAACCCTAGAATATAAGCCAGCGATTGTACCCCAATAATAGAATAAGTACTTTAATGTAATAAATACAATATCATTAACTGTCTCATCAGAAACAGCCATATTTTGTACATTTACTTTTGATTTTACGATATTATAAACAATACTATCGAAAACATCATTCTCTGAACTATAGCCATTATCACCATTGTAATTTCTAACAATATCAGCAAGAACGCTCTTAGACAATAAATCCATTGCCTCCTCTGTACTACTGATATCCATCTTCTTAACACCACTAGCTAAAGAGTATGCACCACCACATTTCAAAGCTGTAGCCACTGCACGTGCGATATCATAACCCATACCATTTTCACTAAATACTTCATTAGCAATCTCTTTGGCTCTACTTCTTGAAATCTTACCTTTTGTTTGACCTCTGTCAAATTCACAGTTAGAATTAAGAATTAAATCCCTGTTATACAAACTCTCGACACGAATAGAACCACTATATGTTTTAATGTACACATTAAAATCATCAGATACGTCCATACCTAAGAACTTGTACGTATCAACTTGCTTATCTGTATACACACAACATACTTCAGAACCCTCGGATAGACCATATTGTTTATCTAGTTTAACAAACAAGTCGCTTATCGGAGTTGCGTTTACGTTGTATAACCTAGACTGACTCAACAATGTCTCATAGATATCTTTTGCTTTTTTATTCTTAATGTTTGTCTCTTTCAATTCTGGCAAATCAAAAACAGACGTTAAATTGTCACCAAAGACATCTTTGAATACTTTAGAATCTAGCCTATACTTTACTAAATATGTAGACACTAGAAATACTCCTTTACTTCAAAAAACGCATTTAACGTATTAAACTTATATAAATTTAGTACTAATCTTATATATAGTACCTTACTAATTTACTTATAATTACCTATGCCTACCTTTAGAAACACTAATTGCCTTGTTTTTATTCCTTAACCTAGCATTTCTACCTTTGGCTATATCCTTACCTAAACCATTCCACCTATTTTTATGCTTTATTAAAGCCTCTTTACTCCGTAATTTAGATAAATTACTACTCTTCTTATCTCGTAAAGAACCAACTACTTTAGTTTTAAATAGGTCAGTTGTTATTTTGTTGTTATTAAAAGACATAACAGATAAAACAGCTATCAGATGCTTACAAATAGTACCCTCTAAATTTGGATTCTTAATTTTAGGAAATCTATTTTCTTTATCTAAGCCATAACCCATATTCCAAGCCATATACTTATAGCCTTTGTATAGAAAATCCTCACAACTACAGTATACTGACAAATCACCATCTAACAACAATCGTGTTATCTCAGACTTCTTGAAATCCTTTAATGCTTTTATATCCTTGACATCATTTAACTTTATCTTTTGTTGATATTTCTTATTAGGTGTATATTGACTATTTGTTATAAACTCAACGCACCCATCACTATTAACACCTTTATATGTAGTCGTTAACTTTTTTGCTCTAGCTTTTCTTTTACTTTCAGCACCACTTAGCAACTCTTTCTTTGTTGCCTCATTAATAGATTGTAATGATTTACCCTCTTTTAGAAGTTTATCATATCTATTGTCAAAAGCTATTGCTTGATATTTTGTTAAGAAATCCTCATAATACCTAGCATCCCTATTTTTATCAATTAAAAAAGAAAAAGGAAGATACTCCTCATTTAGAATATCTTCCAAATCAAGGTTAAATGAATCTCTTGTACCTTTTTGTAACAAATTTTTTAAAGTCATCTTTACCTCTATCTAAACCATCATTAATGAATGTACCTAAAATAATGTATAATTCATTAATAGGATAATCATTAATGTCTCTATTATTTATTTGTGCTTCAACTGTCTCTTCTACACATATGACGCTGCCGA